CTACAGTTCAAGCGACTTCGCGGCATCGCGGAGATGATCGGGCTGGTAGCGAGCATAGATTTTCTGCGTCACCCTTATATCCGAGTGGCCGAGGAATTCGCTGATCTTCTCCAGCGGCACCCCGTCGCCAGCCATCCACACGGCCGCACTGTGGCGCAGCACATGCGGCGTTACCTGCGACAGCCCAGCACGCTCGGCGGTGTTCTCAAATGCCGTCCTGACCGAGGCGACCGCCGCGCCCTCATACTCGACCAGATAGCCGGTCTTCGTCATGTCGCAGGCCTTCCGCAGGACCGGGCGCAGCGTCTCGTTGATTGGCACGGTCGCGCGCTTCTTACCGTTGACCTTGTGGCCGAGAAAGACGCAGTCCTGATCCCAGCGCACATGCGTCGTGGTCAGCTGGAGGATGGCCTCCTTCCGGCCGGCGGTGGCGACGGCCAGGTGCAGGAAGACCGTCAGATGCCAGGTGTCCTCAGCGGCGGCCAGAAGCTTGCGGAACTGGTCCTTGGTAATCCAGATATCCCTGGGCGGTGGCGGTTCCGGGAGTTCCCACACGGCGTCATTGTGCTTGTGCGCCCAGTTGACCGCGGCACGGATGCAGGTCAGCTCCTTGCGGATGGTGCCGGGCTTGACCCCTTCTTCCTCGCGTCGCGCGACATAGCTGCGGCAGGTCTGCCGGGTGATGTCCGCCGGCCGGATCGGTCCGAAGGTCCATTGAAGGGCCTTCCATGCGTTGTGCAGCCGGTCCTTGTCGATGGCGCGGGAATCGGCGATGTAGGCCGTCCAGATGTCCTGGCAGGTATCGCCGGCGGGCAGGCTCAGCTCGCGAGCAAGTTGATCTCTTTGCCGTTCCGCAAGCGCACGATTTTCGATCGTCGCGGCGAGGCCGGTGCTTGTGCGTCGACGGCAGGGTTTTCCGGCGTCGTCAGGCTCCCAGAACTCGACGGCCCATTTTCCGCGATAGGCGACGGTCCTTGGAGACCTGTCCTGCATCGTTCCCACTCCTCCACCACCTGCACCGGAATACGGATTAAACGCCCGATCCGCAAGCACGGCAATTCCCCGCGGCTGATCAGGTTCCGGACATGCTGGTCGGAACAACCCCAGCGGGCCGCAAGCTCTTTCGTGGTGAAGGGTCCAGCCATCGTCACGCTCCCTGCAATTGTAGCCGCGCCGCCTCATAGCGCTGGCGCAAGCTGTCCGGCAGAGACGCCGCGCGCGATGGGCAGAGATTGTCCGCGATATCGGCCAGCTTCACCCGCGTGGCCATCGGGTTCAGCTTCACGCGGGCGATGAAGTCGGTGTAGGCCTCTCCCGGCCGGCGCGTCAGCGCCTCCACGGCCAGGACGATCTCGGCGTCAGGGAACCAGCGCTTCACCACCTCCATCGTGTCAGGCGGGCCGTCTTCGACCGTGTCGTGCAGCACGGCGACGATACGGTCCTTTTCCGCCTGCATGGCCAGCATGACCCGGAGCGGGTGCAGGATGTAGGGCGCACCGGCCTTGTCCACCTGGTTCTCATGTACGCTGGCGGCAATTATGATCGCCATACACAGGTCAGCGCTATGCGGGTTCACAGCCCGTCCCTCCCCTCGATCGCATCAACGATGGCCTCGCAGTCGATGCCATCCGTGAAGGGACTGCAGGCGATCCGCCGCACAGTGTTGTCCGACAAGAACAGCACCAGGATGGCGCGGCGGTTCTCCCCGCGGTGCCATTTTGCGCACCCAGCTGAAACAGACGATGTGATCGCGGTCGATCTTGCCCGTGGGCCCGCAATCGATCATCCGGCGCGGCCGTGCCGCCGTACCCTCGGCGATGGCCTTCTTCATGGCCGCGAGCAGCAGGCCCCGGTCCTCATGCGCCTGACGCGCCATGTGGCCCCAGGAATCGTTGATCAGCATGCCGACGCCGTTGTGATTCGCCTCGATCTGCGCCAGTTCGTGGCGGGCGAGCAGCCGCGCCGACGGCTGGCCCGCAGCGTTGGTTTCCGTCATACCCTCCTCCTGTGCAGGATCCTGCCGATCTCGTTCTGTGCCGCGCGGGGGATCACGAAGCCGGCAGCCGGCTTGCGCTCCTGCTTGCCGGTGGCAACCGCATCGCTGCGGATCAGGTCTCGGGCAATATCAAGAGCCGCCTGCTCGCTCTGCCACTCCCCGGGCAGGCGCACCACCTTCGGACCGCCATTAGTCTCGCGATAGGAGACGCTGGCGACCCAGTAGCCGGTCCTTGCCAACTGCAGCACCCGCTCTGCGATCGACGCGGCCATCAGCCGGTCATCCGGCTTCAGTGCCGGCGTCTTCTGCCGCTTGCCGTCAGACATCGTCAAAACCTCATCGGCATGAGGGTGACATCGAAGTCAGTGGATTCATCCGATCCGATGGCGCAAGGGTTCGCCGGCGTGACGCTGACGTGGGGCCATGCCATGGTGACGTTCTTGCAGCCTGTGAACTGGGTCAGGGCCTCAACCAGGTACCAGGTGTTGAACCGGACGCAGAAGGCGCTATGCGTCGCCGGCAGTCCGGCGACCTTGCAGGGCACGCCTGGCAGCGTGGCGGAACATTCGGACCAGCTGCGCGACAGGCTCACCTCCGTTTCCGTGAACTCCATCAGCACGCCATCCGCCTTCTCGCCGCCGAATGCAGTCAGCGCCTTCAGAGCCTGCATCATCTCCGCGCGGTCGAAGGTGGCCCGGAGATCGCGGCCTTGCGGGATGACGCGCCGGTAATCCGGAAAGGTGCCGTCGATGGGCTTGCCGGTCACAACCGTGTTGCCGGCCTGAAACCGGATGACGCTGGCGACGCTGTTGTTGGCAAGCGTCTCGGTGGCCGTCTCGTTGTTCTGCCTGTGCTTCGGATGAACCGCCAGGCCGATGGCCGGCGTGTCCTTCCGCGGCCGCATGTCCAGCAGCAGCGTGACCAGCTTGCGTGGCAGCAGAATGCCACCCGTCGCGTCAAGCTGGCCCGATGCATCCGGGATCTGTACGACGGCCCGGTGCAGGCGGTGGCCGTCGGTGGCAATCAGATTGTAGGCCCACGGATTCCCCTCCGCGTCCTTCTCGAAATAGACGCCGTTCAGGTAATAGCGGGTGGTGTCGGTCGATATGGCCGGCCGCACCCGCTTCAGCGCCGCCAGGAACGCCTCGGAGAGGGTGCCGGTCCAGTGCGGCTTCGTCCGGCTCGCGCTGGTGTACATCGCCTGGAATTCGGCGCCGGGATAGGCGACCCCACAGAATTCCAGCCGCCCGATATTCACCGTCATCCCCGGACCGGCATTCTCGTCATAGCCAATCTCGATGGTATCGGCTGAAACGGCCTTGGCGGCCTGGCCGATATGACGGAAATCACGGATGGCAATGCCACCCTCGGGCAAGCGGCCGCCCATTCCCGGCACGGTATGATCGATCTGGATGTCAAGATCGGTGCCGGAGAATGTCAGACACCCATCACCATCGCGCACACGGATGCATTGCAAGGCGGGCATGGTGATGCGCCGCTCGATGGCACGGCCCGCTATCGCCACGGCGCGGCTGAAGTCGTTCCGCGACACAGTGATCTGCGGCATCATCGGGCATCTCCCTCGGGGGTTTCCGCACCCCTGCCAGTCCGAGGCGTCGGCAGCATGACGCTCATGCCGACCTTCTCGGATGTGGCGTTGAACTTGCGCACCACGGCCGCCGAGAGGTCGATGCCCCTGACGGCCGCAACCAGGTCCGCGCAGATGATGACGTCGGCCAGTTCGTCGGCCAGCTTCTCGTCGCTGCTGCGGCTGCCCGCCCAGCCATGGCGTTCGCGCTCCAGCTTCTTGATCTCGTTGCAGGCCTCGCCGACTTCACCGGCAAGCTCATTCCCGCGAAACGACAGGTCCGGCAGCGGCCCGCCCCTGCACCATTCCTCCTGCCGACGCTCGTTCGCTTCGCGCAGCGCTGCGAGTGTCAGGTCGCCACCTGTTCGCCTGTTCCAGTCCTGGACCAGATTTTCCTTCCTGTCGAAGTGAATCGGGCCGGCGGCGTCGCAGCTACGGCAGAGGATAAAAGACCCACCCGCACCGCCGTGGTCAGGCTCGTCGGCAGGAATATCCACCTGCTCCGGCTCTCCGCCGCAGAACGGGCATGGAAGCAGTTCGCTCATCGGGCATCTCCTTCGGGGTTGTGGGGCTGCACGGCCAGCGCGGTGGCGATGGGGCGTACCCAGATCGGCTCAGCCGACAGCATGAAGCTCTGGCCGCTCCAGGCGAGCAGCAGCGTGCGGCCCATGACGGTGGCGATGGCGGTGGCGGCATCGGGCGGCACGGCGTTGCCGATGCGCTCCCGCCATGCCGAATCGGACAGGCCTTCCAGCTCCAGATGCTCCTCAGGGCAGACGAGGCTTTGCAGCGCCGCCAGATCGAGCGTCGTGAAGGGCCGGTGCCAGGTGCCGTCGAGCGCGCGGATCACGGCGACAAGGCGCTGATCGGGTGCCGGCAGGGCGGGTATGGCATCCGCCGCGCCCACGGCATCGGCGCGCGGGTCAGCGACGGACCATCGGCCATTGTCGATGTTGCTGGCCGATGCCACGGCGCCGCTGGAGCCATCCCAGGGGATCACTCCGTAATGCCCGCCGCCGTCAAAGTGCTTGCGGCTGTCACCCCATCCCGCCGGCCGGGGATCGGCGACGGACAGCGCCCCGGAACCGACACGGTCGGAGCCAGTGACGGTCGAAGCGGCCTCGCCATAGCCGATGACCTTCATCTTGTTGCGGTGCGCGGTGGGCGACCAGTCGAAGCGCGGGTCCGCGACGCTGAAGCCCCCCTGCCCGGGCGACTTCACCCCGATCACGGCGCCTGTCGATTCTTCCCAGCTGCGCACGCCATATTGCCCGGCATCGTAATCGCCGCTGGCGAAGCGCATGTCGGCCACGGCAAACGCCCCGTTTCCGGTGGTGCTGGCGGCGATGACCGCGCCGGCCGGCTCGTCCATGCCGGTGACGCGGTACTTGTTCTGCTTGTAGTCCGCCCGCTCCGTCGCGCGCGGGTCCGCGACCGACATGGCCGCCCCCGCCACATGGGCCGCCCCGGTGACCGCCTGCGCCGCCTGGTCGAAGGCGACGACACGGTAGATGCCATTCTGGCGCAGCGCGCTGTGCGGCATGCGCGGATCGGCGATCGAATAGGCGCCATTGGTCGGGCCGCACCGGCTGGCCACCACGCCGGCCGTTTCCTGCCAGCCATGAACGCCCAGGGCGCCCGCGTGCCATTCCTCGGGCATGATACCGTAGTCCGCCAGCATGCCATCCTGCACGCGCAGGCGCTGGAGGCTACGCCAGTCCTTGCCGGCCTCGACGAAGGCAAGCCGCACCCACGTCTTCCACTGCAGCTGCGGAATGCGGTGCATGGGCCCTGCGGCGGGATCGCCCGGCAGCGGGAAGCGGCCGATGATCTCCCCCACGCTGCGCAGGCCGCGCTTCGGCGGCTCGTACAGGAAGGGCGGCACCTTCTCCATGTGGCGCGCCACCAGCAGGAAGCGCTTGCGCGACTGGCCGAGATTGCCGATCTCGCCGCAATCATGCGCGGTCTCGGCGACGGCATAGCCGGCGTGGCGCAGCAGGGCACCGATGCGGTCCAGCAGGGCCCGTCCCCGCGTGCCAATGCGCGGGACATTCTCGAAGACGATCAGTTCGACCGGATCGTCCTTCCACGCCTCCAGCATCAGCCAGATGCCACGCAAGGTCAGGCCGTTCAGCGCCTGGTACTTGGCGGTGGTGCTGCGCTTCTCCGACAGCAGGCCGCTGAAGCCCTTGCAGGGCGCGGACAAGAACACGATGTGCGGCCGCTCCCCGCCGGCCGCGCGCTGGATATCCTCCGGCGTGGCCTCGCGCCAGCCGGCCGGCGGCTCATGGCCATGGAAGGCGATATACTGGTCGCGGTCGAACAGGTCCACGACCGTGCCCTTCGCGCCCGACAGACGCTCGAAATCGGCAATGCCGGCCGGGTCCACATCGATGCCGCCGATGCAGCGCATCCGCCCTTCCAGCTTGCCGGCGCGCGGGGTGGCCTTGTTGAAGCCCTTCGCCCCGCCGCCAAGGCCGCAGAACAGGTGGAAGTGACGGATTTCGTGGATATGGGTCATGCGGTGGGCCTCACAGTTCGACAGCGCAAATGGTGTCCGCGCCATGATCGGCGACGAGGGCTTCCCGGCCGGCGATTGCCGCCGATAAGGGGCCATACTCCTCCTCGTCCCATTCATCGGCGGGGAAGGTCTTGATCTCCGCCAGCAGGTCGCCATAGGTCGGTGAGTGTTCGGCGCAGAACATGGGGCCTTCTTCGTATCGCCACCCCTTGTCATCAGCGAAGATCAGGGCGTTGCACGATTCACAGCGCCCAAGCAGATCGCCATGCGGGTCGAGGAGGTTGAGTTCTTCCTCGTCCAGCGCGGCGATCTTCTGCTTGTAGGGCTCCAGTTGCGCGCGGATCGGGGCGGCCTGTTCTTCGATCGCCTTGCGGGCAGCATCAATACGGTCGATCTCCGCGCGCAGCTGCTCGCGGGTCAGTGTCTTGGCCTCATGCATGGTCGGCCTCCTGCTGATTGTCGGGTGCGGCGCGCAGCTTGCGGTTCTCGCGGATGGCGGCGATGGCCGCTGCACGCCAGGTCTTGAACAGGCGGATATGGCCGCCATAACCCCGAACCGGGCCGCCGTCTCTATGGGTGTCGCCAGCGATGAAGGCGCCCGGCTTCACTCGTTGCCAGTGCCTGATGTGCCAGTGCTTGACGCGCCACTTCCCAGGAGGTCGCCCGCTGGAATAGCCGTAGCAATCGCCGCTGTGCTCCATAAGATCGTTCAGCGTCCGGCTGACCTCGCGATCAGTCATGCGATGGAGCGCGGTCATGCAGTGCGCTCCTGTTCGTTGTCGCTGGCGGTGGGCACAGCGGATAACGCGGTGATGGCGTCTATCTCATCAGCCACCCGCCGCAGGCGATTCGACAGGTCTCTGAAGTCACCCCAACCAGAACCAACATCGGCCAGCGCCCTGGCGGCGCGCCCTATCTTTGAAAAGTCCAGGAAGCTGTCGATCCGGGTGCCGAAGGCGGCCTCGAATTCCGCAACGGACTTCTGGACCCCCGAAAGGTGACCGAGCTTGCGTTCGACGGCCTCGGCGACGGCCTCGTGATGTCTTTCCCGCAGCGCTTCACGCTCGCGCTCGACCTCGGCTCGCCCTTCAGCGGTGGCGTCGCGGATCATGTCACGCATGGCGCCATCGGCGCGGCGGAGCAGCGCGGCAAGGAAGCCCCTGGTAACGGGCGCTGCCTCCGTCAGTTCAGCTTCGCGCAATGTCTTCCACTTGGAGCCGTCGAACTCCCGAAGGCCCCATGCCGGCGGCAGGTCTGACAGGTCGTCCACGACGCCTGGCGCCGTGTGAACCCACCACCGGTCACAGAATTTAGCGATGGCCTCGGCCTTTGCGGGGTCGGCAGCTTCCCGCTTCCAATCGGAGCGGCTGACCTTGATTTCCACGCCATGCAGTTCCAGCCCGCGCGACGGCCAGAGCGACATGATGACGGCATCAGCGGACCGCCCGCGCATCAGGCCCGTCGCCTCCCCGACTTCCCACATGACCGCGTATTCCGGCGCGGCCCACCGCTTGGACATGCCGTGCCGAATATCGGCTGCCGTCACCTTTCCCGTCTTTTTCCTCGTGACAGCCATGTTCACGCGGCCTCCCGCCGGCCCATCAGCCGATCGACGTTCTCGCGGTGGATGGTGAAGGTGATGCGCTGCACCCAGGCGTCCTGGGCGATGCCGAAGCGGCCCATCAGCTTCCGCGAATGGGCGAAGCAGGGGTTCGGCGACCAGTCGCGCCAGGCGAGTGCGCCGTCCGTTGCGTTATTGTCCGGCCGGCCTGTCCACGGGTTAGGCCATCCCCACCGGAAGCCGCTGCCGGGATCGATTCGGGCATACATCATGCCCTCGGCCTTGGCCTGCTCCGCCGTCGTCTCCGACAGGCGCTGGATGGTCTCGCCGGTGACCTGAAGGGTCAGGCGGCTGAACTCGCGCAGCATGTTGCGGGGGCCAACCGTCCTGTCGGTGGACAGCATGCGGTCTGCCGGCAGGATGAGGCTGGCGTCGGCGTAGCGCGCCGGCCGCGCCTCATAGGGCATCGCCCATCTGATCCGCACCCGGCATGGGCCCGTGACAGCGACCTCCACCTTCTCCTGGACATAGAGCATGTCGCCGACCGCGAAGGGCGTGTCGTGGCAGTTCAGCGATTCCCCACCCCCGGGCATCCGGTACCAGCGGCCATCGCCGTCCACGCGCGCCGGCTGCGGGCGTAGCGGCCAGGACAGGGCGGCGATGCGCCCGTCGAGCATGGCGCGTACTTCAGCCCCGGTGGGAATGATGCGGCGAACCCTCATTCCCCGCACCCCTTGCCGACACGCATGCCCGTGCTGTCGGTGAAATCCTCATGATGCACCCAGCGCGGCGCGGTGGCGCCCCGGTGGCTGCTGAAGCACCAGAAGCCCCATTCGCGCACGCGCGGGCCGGTGATGAACAGCGACCAGCTGGGCCGCTCCCTGCCCGTCGTCTCATCCTCCCACAGCGCCAGGCGGTGGGGGGCCGTCGGGCGGCGCAGCACCAGCTCGCCGACCTCGCGGGCAACGGGCATGACCGCCTGATTGTGCGGCCACATTGCCGGCCAGACCGGCACGATCTCCATATAGCCGCCGTCCAGCAGCAGCGAGACATTCCACCAGCGATGGTCGTGCAGCGCGCGGTCATCATCCGACCTGACCGTGTGGTGCAGGTAGAGGTTGAACCAGCGGTTCTTGGGGATGAGGCACCAGCGGAACAGGTACGGATTTTCCTCGCCGCCGATGATGTCATCCGGCTTGCGGCCGGCGAAGCGGCGCAGCAGCAGCCGATGCAGCCAGCGGACATGGCGTTCGGGCAGGCGCATCACTGCACCTCGTGGGCCGGGACATCGGGCATGCCCGCTTCCCAGCCGGCAAGGAGCCGCCGATAGCCTTCGATCACGTCCGGCCGCTGCGCGTTGCTGATGTACTGCACGCGGCCCTCGGTCCACACCACCAGCGAGAAGCAGATATCCCGGCCAGTGGCGGCCCTGATCTCGCGCTTCAGCATGTCGGCGATCTCGGGGAGCTTGCGCGAAAGGTCGTTGCCTTCCCGCAGGGTGTTCACGGGGTCCGTCATCATCCAATCCTCGGAATGGGCTGTTGGCTGGAAGAGAGGCCAGGGTCAAAGCGCACTTCGCCCGCTGCCGCCCGGCCTGCCCAGACGGCTGCGGCGTCCCGCGGGCGGTGGCTGTCGGATACGCTGGTAAACGCGAGCCCCAGCTTTGCCAGGTCGCGCTGGACGATGGCGTGCTTGACCACCACCAGGTCACGGCCGGTTTCCCGCCGGGTGCGCGCGGCCTGGTCCAGCTTGATCTGCCGCAGCCGGGTGCCAAGCTCGCTGGCCATGCTGACGCTGAAGTCCGCGGTGGCGCGGTCACGCAGGATGCGGCGCATCAGCGCGACGGAAAGGCGATAGCGCTTCACCGCCCGCTCGATGGCGCTGACGCAGATGCCGTGGATGTAGATGGCGATCTGAACGTCATGCGGCAGGCCGAAGAAATTGTAGACCCGCTCCCGGCGCCAGCCGACCTGCACGCGGTGACCCCTTGCGTCTGTCCGATAGACAGGCACGTCCTGGCCCACCTGCCACACCTCGGTATCCGAGAAATAGGCGATGGCGGGGATGCAATAGCTGATCGGGTCGTCGTCGCTGGCGCACACGATCTCGCGCACGCAGTCTGCCGCGCCCATCTCGACGTCGCTGAAGCTGAGGTCGTAACGGGCCATCAGTTCCGCGATCTTCGCAGCGGCGGCCAGCGCTTCTTCCTCGGTGCAGCCATTCTCGACCGTGCGCTTGCGCAGATGGGCGATGCGCTCAAGGATCCTGCTGCGGTCCATCATGCAGCCTCCGGGCCGGGGTTATGGGGATCGCTGTTCGGCTGCATGGCCCGCTGTCCGGCAGGCACCAGCCGCGCCTTGGCGCAAGCAAGGAAGTCCTGGGCGGGCGTCAGGCGCTCCCGGCCACCATCGATGACGCGGATGGGCGGCGTGTCCGGATATGTGACCATGCCGGTGAGCTGCGAGGAGCGGTAATGCCAGACGCGGTGGTGGCATTCGATGATCGTCCTCCAGCCCGCTTCAACACTCGTCACCGAGGCGGGTGGCGCATAGAAATAATGTGCCCGGACAATGCCGATACGCCCGTCATAGGCCATGACGATGGAATTGATCGGATAGCGGAGATCACTCATCGGCTCTGGCCCTTCGCTTCGTCGGGGTTCTGGGATGCGCCCTGGGATAAGGGTGGCGGGAACAGCGGCGACTGGTCGCCGCCGCCCTTCGCGGCCGGCACCGTTGTCACGGTGAAGCCCAGTTGCAGATCGACCCGGTGGCTGGCATGGCGGCGCACATGGTTGTGCGCCCAGACCTGCGCGTTGCGCGCCTCGCACCGGTCCCCGCAGGTGAGGCAGTGCGCCCGGTAATGCACCAGGTCCTGATGGGTGCCGGCGCTCATGGCAGCCACCGGTCACCGGGTGGCACGCCGATGGCGCAGCGGGCCTTCAGCATCCTGTGAATGGCGTCGCTATGGCTGTCGCAGGTGATGACGATCTCGTTGCCGTCATAGCGGCAGTCATGCGCGACAAGGCCATGCAGCGCCTCGTACATCTTCGGCGCATGGGCCATCATCAGCGCGACGGCGGCACTGTCGATTCCGTTGGTCGGGCTGAAGGAATTGATGTTCGCCAGCCTGACGCGGGCATTCCAGGGCGTGAACCCCCATACCGACTGGCCAATGGCCGTCCAGGAATGGCCGATCTTCACCAGCTCGCTCATGGCACACCGCCCACATCGGCACGCTCGGTGAGCATGGCATCGGCGTATTGATAGCGGAGCAGTGACCAGACTGCGAAAAACGAGGCCCTGTCAGGGTCCTTGCTCAAGGCTACATCACCGCCCCACACCAGAAGGGTTTGATCAAAAGTGATCGGTGCATGGACGGCGAAATAGTCTCGCAAAGACATGCCGGCATATGATTCATGATCATCCAGCCGAACATCCGGATGCACCGGAAAAGCTGGCCCGCTATCGGTGTTGGCGGACGGGGCCAAGGCGCGGTCTATCAACGCAATGGCGTCGGCAACGCCCTCATCGCCGCTGGCTTGCGCGCCGGCCAGTACAGCGCGGGCATTCCGTAACGCCTCTTGAGCAGCGGCGATCCGATCCGCGTCAGACATTGGAGCCTCCTGCGGTGGCGATGGCCTCGTGGCGGCGGTACTGCTGGATGCGGGTGACCCGCAGCCCCTTCTCGCCATGGCGCTCGACCAGCCGGGTCCAGCCTTCCAGCTCCTCCGCCGACAGGCCGTAGCGCGCGCAGGCCTGCTGCGCGGTCAGCAGGCCGGTCCTGACGCCGGCCACCACCAGCGCCTTGCGCCGGGCAACCCAGCGCGTGGTACCGGGCGCCGGCAGATCGTCCAGCGTCAGGCGCGGGCTGGCGGGATCGGCCAGCGCCGGCTTTGCCGGCTGGTCCCTGGGCATCTGGACGGCCGTCGGGGGCGCGGACGTTGGGGGCGGGGATGACACGGGCAGCCCTTCCAGCGCGGCGATGGCGTCGCGGCACAGCACATCGACCTGCAGCGCCATGGCATAGCTGTCCGGCCCGCAGACCGGGGCGCGACCCTGTCGCGCATAGACGTGCGGCTCTGTCAGCATCTGGAAACAACTGCCGGCCTCAAGCGCCGCCTCACGAGCCCGCGCGATGGCGGGGTCAGGCATGGCGTCGGTGACGACATCGAGGTCAATCACCGTGCGACACAGCGAGCCGGCGCTGGCGACCCGAGCCACCAACCTGTCGATATCGAAGCTGGTATTATCCTCGGCGATCAGCACCATCACGACCTGGCGGGCGGCGGTCAGCGCCTCCAGCAGGCGCCGGCGGGCGATGTCCGCCTGTGCGTCGCGCTCGCTGCGCACCGGGGCGTTCAGCCCGCGCATATGGATCAGTGTCATCACAGGCTCCCGGCGCCGATCAGCGGCGCGCAATAGGCAGGGTCGGCGGCGTCGCAGGCGTCCAGCACCTCGGCGCACATGTCGATGGCGCGCTCCGCGTCGCGGCGCTGGGCGGGCGTCAGCTTCTGCGCGGAGCGCCGCAGGATGGTCTGCTGGCGGTGCAGTTCCTCCCGGCAGAACTCCCGGACATAGCCACGGGCATGGAAGGACAGCAGGACACCGGCAGCGGTGGCGGTGGTTGCCGAAACTGGCGAGAGGGCGTTCATCGTGCGTCTCCCTGAGCAAGATTGGGGGCGAGACTGGCGGTGGCGCGACTGGCCGGGACGGCAGGCCGCTCAGTGCATTCGGCGCGGCGCGCGGCCGGCGCGCGTCTGGCGATCTCCTCGCCAATGGCGGCAACGCAGGCCTTCGCGGTGGGGAAGGTGCGCGGCACGTCCAGCACCTGGCAGCGGTCCAGCGCGCCGGCACAGATCAGCAGGGTCATGACGATGGTCATGGTCCGGCTCCGGATCAGGCGGCGGTATCGAGAAGCTGGCCGCGCGGCGCGGCGGCCCCCGCCGCCCTGACGCGCTCGCCCACCAGCGAGGCGGCCTCGGCCTCCAGCGCGGTGTAGAGCGGCGTGAAGCTGGCGGTGGGGGTTGTGGCGACCAGATGGACGACCAGCGCCGGATCAACGGCCGGCGGTACCGCCATGACGCGGTAGATGATGCTGCGGTCCTGCTGCACGCCCGGCATGGCTCCGGCGGGAACCTCGGTGAAGGACCAGCGCATGTTGCTGTGAATACGGAACAGCACGTTGACGTGGGCCGGGCTGGAAATAATCGGTTCCATGATCGTCTCCCCTCTGCCGAGGCATGAGCCGCCCTGAAAAACTGCCCCGGTCCGTCGTTCGCGTCCGGGATGGGGACCGGACCGGGGCCAGTAGGGAGGCTTCACATCAACACCAGGGCCGGGAGGCCCGGGAGATCACCGCATCCATGGCGACAGACAGCGGCGATGGCGAAAATGTATACGTAAAAAATGTACGCGGTCAACACAAAAAATGTACATCATCCGCGCACGATTGCCCGCCGCTGAACAGCGGACGACAGACAGACATATTAAAACTCTGGAATTCCGCCCTGTCGGGCCGAGTCGACCGCTATTTGAGAATTTTCTGCATTCCCGCGGAATATGCCCCATAGAGACCGGTCACAATCCACCGGCCGTCGTCCATGCGATATGCCATGATCCTGGTGGGCTGGGGGACATTGCTGCCCCGATAGACATTCACGAAGATGATGTACTCGTTTTCCGAGATCCTCGTTCGGCCCTGATATTCGACCCGATCATTGTTGACGGCAAACTTCGTTTCCCAGTAGGCCGCCTCCGGCGGGGTCTTGCCCGTATAATCCGCCTTGGCCTGCGTCGCACCCGCCAGTACCAAAACCACTACTAAAGCCGCAGCCTTCATCGATCCTCTCCTTGCAAAAGGGCCGGCCGTGGGCAGCGGTTCAGAACTGCAGCAATTCCGTAGCCGACATCACGCGGTAAATGCGCTTTATCCGGGCCGCCTCGTAATCAATATCATCCCGTGGCGGATTGAACTGCTTCACCCGAACCCTGTCGGATGTCCTCCGCACGAGGCGCTTCAGATAGCTTGGCCCCGGCTCGCCATGATCGCCAATCATCTCAACGATAACATCATCCCCTGGCGATGGCGGGCGGGTTGGATGCACAAAAACTAGTTCACCTGGCTCATAGCGCGGGGACATCGAATCTCCCATGACGTAGACGGCGAAAGCACCCTGCACGTTCAGCAGCGCGGGTGGGCATCGAACCCGATCGACGGTCTCGCCATTTAGCAGAAAGGCACCATTATCACCACCCGCCGCCTGGCCATAGACCGGCAGCATGGTTGATGGTTTCGCACCCGCCGCCATCTCCGCTCTTTTCTGCCACTCCTGCTGATCGACACCAAAAAGCGGGTCGTTGAGGAAGTGGATATCACCTTTCCCCACTGCATCCACCAGCAAGTGTCGCAACAGCCCGATCATCCCACCGCTGCCTGCGAACGGGTCCATATTCCTTGCGACCACCAGTGGAACACCCCCGCCCAGTTCTATCACCTCGTCGCGGGTAATCGGCGGCTCGCCCTTGCCGGGCAATAGTACTGTTAGCGTCTGCACCATCTCCGGCGGCAAATAGGATTTCTTGTAGGCGGATGGATCCTCGTACCGCTGATATCCGGATGGGAATCTATATCCCAGCGCCTTCGACATAGCCGCCATCGAGAGCCCGGCGCGCTCGCGCAGTTCCTTTAAACGCTCCGATACCGGTTTTTGCTTGGTTTCAGCCATGGGCTATCAACACAAAAAAGGTATACGTTTTCCACGTTGACGTGCTTACATCAAAAATGTACGTTCTGTGTATGAAAGCCGTGGAACGCATCGTTGCCCTCTTTGGCGGTTATGCCGCTCTAGCCCGGGAACTTGATATCAAACACGCCAGCACCATTCAGGGATGGGTTGTCCGTGGGCGCGTTCCGCATTGGTGGGTGCAGCCGATCATTGAAGCCGGCCGAAATCGTGGCTTCGATCTGAAGCATGAGGATTTCTTTGATGCGGCCCCTTCCAAGGGAGAAGCCGCATGATCCCAGCGGCCTTCACATCTTCTAGGCCATCCTCCATCGGTGGTGCCAACCCGATGGTAGGGCGCATCGTGGGCGCGGTCGACCGTATCGGCCGTGACCCGCGCAGCAGCGCCCTGATGTTCAAGTGGTCTTCCATGACCCCAAAAGTATCGCCCGGCTTTCCAGGGGTCATTCCGACAATGAAGGGAAAGGTCTGATGCGACAGCTTCCGGCTTCCACCTATGCCGCGCTGAAGACAGCGACGCGCCATCTGGTCGATGAGACCGGCGGTATCGATGCCGCCGGCGCCTGCACCCGTGTCGGCCGCGCCACCATGGCGCAGTATTACAGCCGCGACGAGCGCAACGCCGCCGTCTATGCCCCGCTGGACGTCATTGCCGACCTGGAGGCCGCAACCGGCGTGCCGACGATCACCCGGCAGCTGGCGCGTCTGGCCGGCTATGAGCTGGTGCCGGCGCTGGCCGGTGATGCTGAGGCGGTGGCGCCGTCGGATGCGGTGCGCGCGGCGCTGATGATGGGCGCCAGCCTGTCTGTCGGCGTCGGCCGCTACCAGCAGCTGGCGATTGAGGCGGCGGAAGACGGCAATATCAGCCCCTCCGAATTGCGTCAGCTTGAAGAGGCGCTCTACACGCTGTCACGCATCATCCATTCCGCCCATGACACGGTCGTCCGGCTGCGTCAGAACGCCAATCCCGGTGCCGGCAAGATCACCATTGTTGGCTCGGAGGGTGCGGCATGACCGGGTCATCCGAAAAGCTGCCGGTGGCGGTTCCGTCTGCCGCCCTGCAGGCGGTGGCGGCTACCGCCGCGCCGTCCTTCCCGGCCAATGAGCCGATGCGGTCGATGGCCGTGCGCGCCTGGGCGGTGGATGTGCTGCTGTGCCATTGCGGCACACAGGCGCTGTCGCTGGGCTGGCTGACGCGCGCCAGCGGGCAGATCGCCGACTTCATCCTGACCGGCGAAGGTCCGACTGATGCTGCGCTTGATTGGGCGCATCAAAAGAATCCACGAGAGGCCTCTAAGCCGGGTGTGTCCCGGTATGGCGAGGCATGCCCGTCCGGCGCTCCGCAGGGCAACCGGACCGACAAGGGCGAGGATCAGAACTGCGATGCCGCTGCGCATCGGCTTCCCTCCCCGGATCAGGGTGAGCCTGCGGGCCATGAGGCCGCCGCAGAGGCGGGGGAGGCTTCGGCTTCTCCCGCCGCCCCCACGCCATCGCAGGGGCCCGCCTCGCCCCGTGCCGGCCTGCCCGCCGGGAGCGGGTGCGATGAAATCCCGGCATCTACATCCAGCTCCGTGTGGCCGAGCGGCTGGGAATCGGTTCCCACCGATGGCTATGAGGCATTCTGGAAATACTACGCGCTGCGCGACAACCCGTTTCCGACAGGTCCTGGTGAGCTCAACGTACAGGCGCTGGACTGGGCGGATGGCTGGTGGCGCGCACACAACGAGAAGCAGGGCGCCGCTGCTGCGGCTGCCGGCACCGGTTGCCCCGACCCTTCGAGCAATGGGGGGTATAGGGCACCATCGACCACCCCAACAGGAGGAGACGACGATGAAGGAGACCTAGCTGCGGAGCCCCAGACCGAACTCCATTCCTGTGCCGGAGCGGTGGCCGCTTCCCCTGAGAAGTCGCCTTCAGTGGCGGATGGGGATGCGCTTGATCCCGACCCTGATCCCGTCCCTGATACCGACGGGGCCGCCGCTCCGGAGCCGGATGCTGGCGTTCAGGCGCCGGCAACCGAATTCCAGGATCCCGATGCCCGGCGTGCAAGTGACGCTTGCACCGATGCTGTTGCCGCTTGCCTTCCGGCGAGCCCTCGCCCCCGTTCATCCACGACAACCCGCCCCCCGTCCCGGGCCATATCCCGCACCCCGGGCCCCACCCCGTCCAGGGCTGGCACCGGCCATCAGGCGCCGCCGGCCTATGCCTCGGCGCAACGCCATGACGCAGCGCGGGTGGCGGGCAAAGAGGGTGCGGCTGAAGAGCAGGCGCAGATTGCCGAATTCCTGGCAACCAAGGGCGCGCGGAAGATCGAGCCCGGCGGCTTCGAGGATCTGGTGCTGCGCACCATGAAGGACGCCGGACACGAGGTGACGAAGAAGCGGCGCGGCGTGAGGGCGCATGTCGACTGGTATGTCGATGGCAAGAAGGTCGGCGACTGGAGCGCCATTGTCTCCCGCGCCAACAAGCTGCGCCGCGCCAAGGGTATGGACCCGCTTTCGAGCGCGGAAGCCGCCTGACGCCAGGCCTTCTGGCCGCGCCCTGAAAGTCTGACGAACAGATATCCGCCCTTACCGGCGGTCTCAACAGGAGGATCACATGCCAGACGTCGGTGGTATCGCCGGTGAACGCCTCCGCTCCTTCATCGAGCGGATCGAGCGGCTGGAAGAGGAGAAGGCGGCGCTGGCTGCTGATATCCGCGAGATTTTCGCCGAAGCCAAGGGTACGGGCTTCGACACCAGGATCATGCGCCAGGTGCTGAAGCTGCGGAAGCTGGACCGCGAGGACCGGCAGGAGCAGGAGACTCTGCTCGACCTCTACCTGCAGGCTCTTGGTATGGCGCCGGTAAGCGATGGGGGCAGCGAGAGCGGCGACGAGGCCGACGCCGATCCCGAGAGGGTCGCAGCATGATGACCCTGACCGAACTGGAGGGCCATGCCCACACGCTGGCGAACCGGTGCACGGTCGCCGAGTTGCGCAATGAGGTCCTGCTGGACCTGATTGCCGCGCACCGCACCATCTTCGCCCGGCAGCGCGACGTGCAGGAAAGCCGCAAGGTGCTGCTTGCCCAGCAGGGCAGGAATGATGAGGCGAAGGCCGCCCTGGCCCTGGCTGACGAGATGGCGGCGCTGGTGCGGCGCATCGACAGCACGGTGGCCGAGATGCGCTCGCCGATGGAGCTGGCACCTGCCGGCGATGATCTTGCGAAGCCGGAGGCGCGCCATGACGCGCTGTGAGCCTGCAAGCACGCAGAATGTTACTGACGCCATGTCGCCCGGCCGGCAGCGTCTGGTCGCCATGATGATGCTCCGCCGCGCCCGCGAGCAGCGCCGTCAGACCACGGGCGATATAGCGCCGCTGATCGGCGTCAGCCGCCAGGCGGTGGACAGCTGGGAAGCCGGCCTGTGCAGCCCGACCTTCGATAATCTGTTGCGCTGGGCCTATGTGCTGGGCTGCGAAGTGCGAATCGCCTCGGTGACGCCCGTCTCTCTTGATGGGAGGCGGACATGACCGGTGCTGTTCCGGCGCGTGCCGGCCGTCGCTTCACAAGGCATTTCGAGGCCAATCCATCCGAGGTCATCGGATTGCGGCCAGACCATCATGCGGTGCGCCTTGGCCGAACCATTTTCCCCCGTAGCGTCGTGGCGGCCGATGAGGCGCCGCGCCTGCTCGTCAGCGGCGCCAACCAGCGCAAACTGGGCGACCGGGTGACCGCTGGTCCATGGAAGGGCATGCCGATCTATGCGCTGACGCTAGAGGAACGCGCCACATGCCCGGTGTCGTGTCATCACTGGCATGATTGCTATGGCAATTCCATGCCCTTCGCCCGGCGTCACCGCGAAGGCGCGGCGCTGGAAGCGCGGCTTATGGATGAGGTGACTGCGCTGTCTTGTGCGCATCCGCGCGGCTTCGTGATCCGACTGCACCTGCTGGGCGATTTCTACAGTCTCGATTATGTGCGGCTTTGGGCGGCGCTGATGAAGACGCATCGGGCGCTGCATGTCTTCGGCTACACCGCCTGGCCTGTCGGAACCCCCATCGGCAATGAACTGTTCGGCATGGCGAGGCGCAACTGGCAGAGATTCGCCATCCGCCGGTCGGTGACTTCTGACCGTGCCGAAGGGCGAACGGCGGTGACCATCACGGATCCTGCGGACCTTCCTGCTGGCGCCATTCTCTGTCCTGCCCAGAAGGCTGACGGTGTGCCGGGGGCGCTGCCCTGCTGTGGCGCCTGCGGTGCCTGTTGGCACCCGGCCGCCCGGCACCGCCCCATCGCCTTCCTTTTGCACGGCATGAAGCGCGGCAATCGCGGGCGCAAGCCCCGTACCCCATCCGCCATTCCCGACACACCCGCGCTGACCAGCGCGGCCAACAGCCGCGCCGCGGCATAGGAGGACCCGCATGTCGGCCCTGAAACTCCAGTTCATCGGCAGTGAAATCCATTTCGATGGCTACCGCATCGGTGTCCTCGACGAATCTGCCGCCCCCCCCTCCACCATGGACGCCGCCCGCGAGTTCATGGAGGACGGTGACCCGAATGAAGACGAATGGGTTTCCAAGGAGACCCACGAGGAGGTCAAAGGCGAGCGCAAAGACGCGCTTGACCGCGCGGAGAAGGCCGAAGCGGCGGTTACTGACAAGGAGAACGCGCTTGATCGCGTTGTCGAGCGCATCGACGGGATCACCGCCCTGCTCACCGAGCAGGATGAGAAGGGCGATCCGCTGGCGCTGGGGCTTGCCGCCAAGGTCACCGCCGCGGTGGAGGAGCTGAACAAGCTGAAGGAGAGCCTGCTGTGAAGATCGAGATCGAAGCGGCGCGTCTGGCCCGCGCCCTGTCCTCCGCCCGGGCGGTCATGAAGGATAACAAGGTCATCGAAATATACGGGCACGCTCTGCTGATCGCCGAGGGCGAGACGCTGCGGCTGAAGACCAGCAACATGGACATGACGGCGGAGATGACGCTGCCGGCGCATGTGCTGGTACCCGGCCGCTGCACCATGCCCGCTGACCGCCTGAGCCATGCACTGAGCTGCGCGCGGGAGGGGGCTGAAGTCAGGATCGAACTGGCCGACCGTGACCGCGTCATCGTCCGTTCGGGCCGGAACCGGCATGAGATGATGTCGATGGACCCCGATTTGCTGGGTGGCCTGCCGGACATCGAGAATCCCATCTGCGATTTCGTCGCCCCGGTGCATGAATGGCTGGCCTGGGCTGCTCCGGCTGCTCACACCAAGCCTGAACTTCGCCCGGAAATGGCGGGCGTCTGGATGTCCGTTGACTACGGCCGCATGGTCATTGCGGCCTGCGATTCCCATCATGGGCTTATTCGTCGTGAGGACATCCCGCTTGGTGCTGACGCGTTGCCCGACACGATGATCACCAGTGATGTGGTGGCCGTCATCTGCAAGCTGTTCGACGCACCGGCGAGGATCCTGCTCAACCGCAATCGCATCGATGTCAGCGGTGAGGGCGTCCGTCTGTCCGCAAAGCTGGGCGATGTAAGGCGCCCCCCCTTCGAGCGGGCCATGGAGCGCAAGAACTTCGACAGCTTCACCGTGCCGCGCGCGGACCTCCAGGCGGCGATCAAGGCGGTGCTGCCGCTGACCGCTGCAAAGAACTCGATGAGTGTGGAGGTGCTGGTAGCGGATGACCAGATGCGCATCGCGTGCCGTTCCGATGCTGGCGAGATCGCGGTCTCGGACACCGATATCGAACAGTGTCCGCCGGCGCCGCTTCGGTTTTCCTTCAACCCCCGGCATCTGCTGTCATTGCTGGCCGCCGCCTCTGTTCCCATCGTTCGCATCTCCATCAGCAAGGACGACCAGGTCGCCAATGTGCTGGCCACCTCTCCTGTCGATGGCTGGCCGCATTATGCCGCTGGTGCGCTGAACAGGAACGATCCGCATATCGACCTGGCCAAGCTGCTGACGCCCGAGGGTTTGATCAGCAGCGACGTCCAGGAAGCGGCCTAGGCCGAAGGAGGCGTCGATGCGGTTCATCCCGAGGAGAAACGGCACGTCCGCCGCACCGGCGCTGCATGCGGCGCTGGTGAAGGCCGGTGGCCGGTCAGGCGCGGGGGCAGCTGGCCGGCGCCGCCGGACGGATGAGTTCGAGGAGACGCAGCAGCAGAAGCGCCATGTGAACATCCTGTTCGCGCTGTGGAAGCTGCGCAGCGACTTCACCTTCAATGCCGTAAACCCGGTGCCCGGCAAGGGCAAGGCGGCCGCAGGCCTTGCCAAAGGGATGGGCGCCCGCAAGGGATGGCCGGACATCGAGATCCTGTTCCGGGGCCACCTCTGGTGCATCGAAGAGAAGGTGAAGGGCGTTGAACCCGATGCCGACCAGATCGCCATGCATGCGGAGATCGAAGCCGCCGGCGGCACGGTCATCGTCGTGGACAGCGATGATTCCTTCTGGGCGGCGCTGAAGCGCATCGGGCTGGCGGATGGCGCGGATGGCCGGCTTATGGGAGGCGACCATGCTTGACGGCCTGCCGCAAGGGGAGTTCGCGGCGATCCTGGCGGACCCGCCCTGGAAGTTCATCGTTCGTTCCCCCAAGGGTGAAGGCCGGTCCCCGTCACAGCATTACAGCGTCATGCCGCTGCCCGACATCATGGCGCTGCCGGTGGCCAGCGTCGCCGCGCGGTCCTGCCATCTGTTCCTGTGGACCAGCGCGCCCTATCTGCCGCTGTCACTGAAGGTGATGGAGGCATGGGGCTTCAACTACAGCTCCATCGCCTTCACCTGGCTGAAGACCAACCCGCGCGAGGCCGGCGCGCTGATGCTGGATGCGCGGTCCTTCCATGTCGGGCTGGGCCTGACAACCCGAAAGAACACCGAGATCGTGCTGCTGGGGCGGCGGGGCAACCCGAAGCGCCTGTCCGGCGCCGTGCGCGAGCTGATCATCGCGCCGCGCCGCGAACACAGCCGCAAGCCCGACGAGACCTTCGACCGTATCGGCCAGTATTGCCCGGGCCCCTATCTGGAAATGTTCAGCCGGGAGAACCGGCCGGGCTGGACCGTGGCGGGCAACGAGACGGGCAAGTTCAACGGCGTCGCCGAATCGGCCATCACGCAGGGGCGGGAGGCGGCATGAGCGAATATCGCCGGTTCCTGGAGGACAAGATCAAGCTGGCGCCGTCCAGCGGCTTCGAGGTCGCGGACAGCGAGATCAATCCGCTGCTGAAACCGCACCAGCGCGCCATCGTGCGGTGGGCGCTGCGGGGCGGCCGTCGGGCGATCTTTGCCGCCTTCGGTCTCGGCAAGACGCCTATCCAGATCGAGATCATGCGGCTGATCGTCCGCCATGAACGGGGCGACCATGAGGGGTACGTCATGGCCCTGATCATTGCGCCGCTGGGCGTGCGCCGCGAATTCATGGCGACAGCCCGGCTTCTGGCCACCGGCGAGGGCGATGGCGTCGATGAGGATCAGCGCCGCGCGCTTGCCGCGTGGCTTGCGGAGGAACCGTCCCGCGCGCCGGTCATCAGCTTCATCCGCAGCAATGACGAGGCGGCGGGCGACGGTCTCTACATGACCAATTACGAGACCGTGCGCGATGGCAAGCTTGACCCCAACGCCTTCATTGCCGCCACGCTGGATGAGGCGAGCATCCTGCGCAGCTATGGCAGCAAGACCTTCCAGACCTTCCTGAGCCTGTTCGACCGGGTGCGGTACCGCTTCGTCGCCACAGCGACCCCGAACCCGAACCGGCACAAGGAGCTGATTCACTATGCCGGCTTCCTGGGCGTCATGGATACCGGCCAGGCGCTGACGCGATGGTTCCAGCGCAACAGCGAGCGTGCCGGCGACCTGACCCTGTATCCGCACAAGGAGGATGAATTCTGGCTGTGGATGGCCAGCTGGGCGGTGGTGCTGGAAAAGCCCTCCGACCTTGGCTTTGACGATACGGGCTATGACCTGCCGCCGCTACGCATCGTCGAGCATGTGATCGGCGACCGCATCGCGCCTACCGTCGGGCGCGACGGGATGGTTGACCTGCTGCCCTCCAGCACCGTCAGCGTGCAGGATACGGCACGGGTGAAGCGGAACAGCCTGGAAGAGCGGGTGGCGTGCGCTGCCGATATCCTGCGGCAGGATCCCGAGAGCCATTACGTCATCTGGCATGACCTGGAGGATGAGCGGCGCGCGATCGAGCGGGCGGTGCCCGGTGTCGTCTCCGTCTTCGGTGCCCAGGAGCTGGAACTGCGCGAGCAGCATATCGGCGATTTCAGCGACGGGCTGATCCGGCACCTGTCAACCAAGCCGGTGCTGGCCGGCAGCGGCTGCAACTTCCAGCGGCATTGCCACAAGGCGGTGTTCACCGGCATCGGCCACAAGTTCAACGACTTCATCCAGGCAGTGCACCGCCTGCAGCGCTTCCTGCAGCGCCATGATGTTGAAATCCACGTCATCTACACCGAGGCCGAGCATCGCACCTGGCGCGGCCTGCTGGCCAAATGGGAACAGTACAGGGAGATGGTCCGCCGCATGGTCGAGATCGTGAAATCGCATGGGCTGGACAGCCCGGCAATGGCGGGGCTGCTGTCCCGCTCCATCGGGGTCGAACGTATCGAGGCGGCCGGCGATGGCTGGACGGCCGTGAATGCCGACTGTGTGGAGGAGACGGCGCGGATGGCGGAGAATTCCGTCGATCTGATCGTCACCAGCATCCCGTTCGGCAACCACTATGAATATTCGGCCTCCTACAATGATTTCGGCCATACGGACGATGACGATCATTTCTTCGCCCAGCTGGATCATCTGACGCCGAACCTGCTGCGGGTGCTGAAGCCAGGCCGGATCGCCGCGGTGCATGTGAAGGACCGGATACTGTTCGGCTCCGTCACCGGTTATGGCCGGCCGACCGTCAGCCCCTTTCATGCCCGGACGATCTTCCACATGACCGGGCATGGGTTCCTGTATCTCGGCATAATCACGGTCGTCACCGACGTGGTCCGCGAGAACAACCAGACCTACCGGCTGGGCTATTCCGAAATGTGCAAGGACGGCTCGCGCATGGGTGTCGGCAGCCCGGAATATGTGCTGCTGATGGCCAAGCCGCACAGCGACCTGACGCGGGGCTATGCCGATACGCCGGTGACGCGCGACAAGGCCGGTTACAGCCTGGCGCGGTGGCAGATCGACGCGCATGCCTTCTGGCGGTCCAGCGGCAACCGCCTGCCCACGGCAGCGGAGCTGGCGATGCTGGGGCCTGACCGCCTCGCCAAGCTGTTCACCGCCTGGTCGCTGGAAGGGGTCTATGATTACGAGACCCATGTGCGCATCGGCGAGGCGCTGGAGGCACGCGGCGCGTTGCCCAGCAGCTTCATGGCGCTGGCACCGGGCAGTCACGACCCTGATGTCTGGCATGACGTGAACCGGATGCTGACGCTGAACAGCACGCAGTCCAGGAAGAAGCTGGAAGCCCATATCTGCCCCCTGCAGTTCGACATCGTCGATCGACTGATCGAGCGCTACAGCATGCCGGGGGAACTGGTGTTCGACCCGTTCGGCGGCCTGATGACCGTGCCCTACCGGGCGCTGCCGCTGGGCCGCAAGGGCCATGCGGTGGAGCTGAACGCCAGATCCTTCCTGGACGGGGTGAAGCACCTGGAAGCGATGTCCAGGAAGTCTTCCGCCGTGTCGCTGTTCGACATGATCGACCTGGAGGCGGGTGGCGGGGAAGCGGGCGATGGTGAGGCGGCTGGCGGGCAGATTGAGAAGCCGCAGGCGGTGGCGTCATGAGCCACCCTTACGAGCCATCCCCGCATGGCGGCATGGCGGATGAGCCGCCGCCCTTTCAACCGCATGACGGGGACCAGAATGCCCTTGACCAGGATGAAGGCGACGAAGCGCTGCTGCGCGCCGGCGCCAGCCTGATCAGCACGATCCGCAAGTACCTGCCGGGCGCCAGCGACTATGATGTCGGCCGGTTCTGCGGCGAGCTCAGCCGGCTTGCCGAAGCCTATGCCCTGCCGCCGCACAATCTGGAGGCGGAACAGGCGCTGCTGGGCGCGCTGATGGTGAATAACGGCGTCTATGAGCGCTTCCGCGACCGGCTGAAGCCCGAGCATTTCGCCGATCCGGTCAATGGCCGCATCTACGCCGCCGCCATGCAGTTGATGGACGCCGGCAAGGGCGTCAGCCCGATCACGCTGAAAAACATCTTCGACCAGGATGACACGCTGGCCGAGATCGGCGGTGCAAAATACCTGGTCAGGCTTGCCGCCTCGGTGGTGACCGTCGTGAACGCCGAGGATTATGCCGAGAGCATCATCGGGCTGTGGCAGCGCCGGCAGCTGCTGGACGTGGTGCGCGAAACCTCCGTCGCGCTGGGGCGGGTGGGGGTCGAGAACAATGTGCCGCAGTTGGTGCAGCAGATGGAATCCCGCCTCTATGACCTTGCCGAGAAAGGCGAGGCGATGGGGTCGCCGGTGGAGCCGATGCCGACGGTCGGCGCCCGTGTGCGTCAGCAGATCGAGGCGGCCTACAAGAGCGAGGGCCGGTCCTATGGCATCGGGCTTGGCCTTCCCATCCTGGATGAAATCATCGGGCGGTGGGCGGCACCGCAGCTGATTATCCTCGGCGGCCGCCCCGCCATGGGCAAGACGACGGTGGCACGAAGCTTCGCCCGTTATGCGGCGCGCAGCTGCCGGGAGACGCGGGACTATCTGCATGACGTACAGGAGGCTGCCGCGCGCGGCCACCGCGTGCTGTTCGCCACCTATGAGATGAGCGGCGATGAGCAGTATGTCGGCTGGCTGTCCTATGAGACAGGTCTTGCCGCCGATGCCATGAAGCAGGGCCGCCTGCAGCCGGCGCAGATTGCCGCCGCGGTGGAGGCATCCCATAATCTCGACCGGCTGCCGATCCAGATCGACGGCAGCGCCACGAACACCGTGGAGGCGCTGTTCAACCGCGCCCGGCGGGCACAGCGGCGCGGTGGGCTGGATTTCCTGGTCGTGGACTATATCCAGCTGATGCAGGCCGGCGCGGACCGCTGGCGGCAATCCAGCCGCACGCAGGATGTCAGCGAGATATCGCGCGGGCTGAAGATGCTGGCCAAGGACCTGTCCATTCCGGTGCTGGCGCTCTCGCAGCTAAACCGCTCAGTAGAACAGCGGGAGGACAAGCGCCCGCTGCTGGCCGACCTGCGCGAATCGGGCGCCATAGAGCAGGATGCCGACAAGGTCGTCTTCCTCTATCGCCATGAATATTACCTGCACCAGGCCGAGCCGCAGCGACGGCCGGACGAGAACGACGACAAGTTCCATGACCGATATGAGAACTGGCAGCGCGCCTGTGACGAGGCGCGCGGCAAGGCGGAACTGATCGTCGCCAAGCGCCGTGACGGCAAGACAGGCAAGGCCGGGATCAACCTGAACCTGATGACCGGCCGGATGACCGAAAACGACCAGGAGGCCCAATGAGCCGCGAATTCGCCCCCGTGAGCCCGACACTCTGGCGCAGCGCAAAATGGCGGTCCCTGAAGACCGAGGATGCGCGGGTGATGTTCCTGTACCTGATCACCAACACGCATGTCAGCAGCATCGGCTGCTATGCGCTGCCGATGGGCTATGCCGCCACCGATCTGCGCTGGGCTCCGGAGCGGGTGACGGCGGCCCTGACGGAGCTGTGCGATGCGGACCTGATCGGCCATGACGCCCGCGAGGAACTGGTGCGGGTGGTGAAGTATCTGCGCCATAGCCCCATCGCCAACAGCAAGCATGGGCTGGGGGCGATCCGGGTGGCCTTGGCGCTGCCGGAAAGCCCACAGAAGCGGCTGGTGTGCCGTGATCTTCTGGAAAGCCCCTATTGTTCCGGCAACTGCGAATTGATCGCATATGTTGCCGGTGAACAGGGTGACGAGATCGAAACCCATGGCGATGGGTATGCATCGCCTATGGATAGACCAGACAAAGGCGCCGGATACCCTATCGATAGGGATGGGGACGGTGCTGGAAAGGGTATCGATAGGGTATCGGAACCCTTTCCGAAGGGTATCGATATACCGATACCGACACCGAGAGAGAAAGAGAAAGAGACACCAACACCACCGTCAGTGACTGTGAGCGGCGCGCGCGACCTTGCCGACGTGTCACCGGCTGTGCCCGACGATCCGTCGAGCCATGGCGTTGTTGTTGGCGATGAGGGTGGTGGCCACGCTCTCGTCGGTCAGGCTGGGGCCGTCATCGATGATGCCCGTGACCTCTGGCTGCGCTGGCAGTTGGCGATGAACCAGGCCTTCCCGGACTGGATGCCACCGGGCAGGGAAATGCGCGACGTGACCTTCGGCGGCGGCATCGCGCTGAGCCTGCTGCTGCAGTGGCAGGCTGACGGGATCGCCCTCGATTTCATCCGGGGTGTCATCGACGAAGCCGTGGCCTCGGCGAAGGACCGGGGCAAACCCATCGGCAGCTTCCGGTATTTCGAGCGGGCGGTGCAGGGTGCGGTGCTGGAAAGCCGCCAGCCGGCCAGGAACACGCCGGAGGCTGCCGGTGCGGTCGAGTATCAGCGGCCTGTGCCGGCCATCGTGGACGAGGTGTGCCGCCTGCTGATCAAGGCCCGGCGCCGGCCCGAGGCGGATGAGCTGAGCAGGATCCGCCGTGAACAGGGCGACGAGGCGGCGATCCGGCGCGCCTCGGCCCTCAAATCCGAACTCGGGAGGATGGTGGCGTGAGCGGCGCTGTTAGTTTGTTCGCTGAACCAACCCGCATGACCATGCAGGAAGCTATCGATCTGACTGTACAGTCCCTTCGAGCCTATGGCGAACAGCATCAGCACTGGGGCATTGCCTACTCTGGCGGCAAGGATAGCAGCGCTACCCTGACCCTCGTGCTTCATCTCATAGAAACAGGTCAGGTGCCGCAGCCTGAGAGCCTGACGGTCTATTATGCTGACACGCGCCAGGAGCTTCCCCCGCTGGCCTTGGCCGCACAGGCAATGCTGTCGCGCCTGACCGAGCATTCAAATTGGGTGCGGTCGGCGGTAGTCACCGCGCCTCTCGATAAGAGATTTCTGGTCTACATTCTGGGCCGTGGGGTGCCCCCGCCGAACAACAACACCCTGCGATGGTGTACCCGTCAGATCAAGGTTGACCCGATGACGGCGGCAATCGCCGAGCACCTGAAAGGCCTGCCTGGCAATCTGCTGATGATCACTGGCGTGCGGCAGGGTGAAAGTGCGGTGCGTGACCGACGTATCGAGATGTCCTGCGGCAAGGATGGCGCGGAGTGTGGTCAGGGCTGGTATCAGCAGGTTTTGCCGGAGAGCCCAGGCATTCGAGGGCGCATTGCTACCCTGGCGCCGCTGCTGCATTGGCGGGTTTGTCATGTCTGGGATTGGCTGCGGTTTCATGCACCGGCAGGCGAATATGGTGGCTGGCCCACCGCTCTGGTGGCGGACGCCTATGGCGGCGAGGAGGCAGAGGAGATCAATGCGCGCACCGGCTGCACCGGGTGTCCGCTGGCCAGCCGCGACACCGCACTGGATAACATTCTCCGCCGGCCCGAGTGGACCTATCTTGCGCCTCTTAAGGGCCTGAAGCCGCTCTACCAGGAATTGCGGCTGCCGCAAAACCGCCTGAAGAAAACCGGTTTAGACGGTGATGGCAACATCGCCCGCGGCAAGAACAAGCAGCGCATGGGGCCGCTGACCTTCGAGGCGAGACTGATGGCGCTGGACCGGGTCCTGGCCATTCAGGCTGAAATTAACAAGGCGGCTAAAACCCTCGGGCGGCCAGAGGTTGATCTTGTTTCGGCGGAAGAGGAAGCCCGCATCCGCGACCTGATTACCCTCGGCACCTGGCCTAACGGATGGGAGGGTGATGAGCCACGCGCTGACAAGCTTATGGATCACATTTTGCCCGATGGGACTGTAATGCCTAACTTATTGGCTGAAATGGATATTCAAGATGCATGAAGCGGTTCTGCACAAGCACATGGACCCGCTGGCGAAGCATCTGTTTTCGCTGGAGGGTGGTCTCCGGGGCTGGCTTTTGCCATGGTCAGCCATCAGTGAACAGGACCGCGAAGCGTGGCGCCGCAAAGCCTACAGCCGGGTCAGTCCGGAGTTAACGTCTGCGCTGGCGTATAGCGCCGACTGCATCTCTGGCCCGATTTTTGGAGTTGCCAGTATCAATGGCGCTCTGTCATCCGGTTGGGAGATGGTGACCAGGACCTTTCCGATTGCCTCGGTATCCGATCCTGCCGATTGCCTCGGTGCCGCTGCGAAGCGGCTGGCAGGTGCGCGATGAGCGGCGGCAAGAAGAACCTGCGCCTGATCAAGGTGGCCAAGGCCATTGCCAATGCCCGGGCGGACCGTCTGCTGGCCGACCATCCGCCTGCCGTGCGCGAATTCGCTGTGCAGGAAGGGTGGCTGGTATCCGAGGAAGAGGCCAGGGCGGCCATTCAGGCGGACCAGCAATACCGGCGCGACCGTCTGGCCAGGAACAGGCGCCGGCATGAGGCCAAGGCCACAGCACGCGTCAGGGGGCATGGATGATGATGATCGATATGGACAGGCTGGAGCTTGACCTGGTGCAGCCCCGCGTCGATGCGGTGCTGGCCATGCTGGGCGAGAAGGCGCGCACGCGGATCGCCAGCATCCGCGGGGAGCGGCAGAAGCGCATCCGCCAGGTGATCGAGGATGATGTGCCCGCCCCGGTCCTTGCGGGCAGGAAGCGCAAGCGGGGCCGTCAGCAGAAGATGCCGGTGCGGGTCGATCTGGGTACGCCGGAAGCCATGGCCAAGGGCGACTATGTGATAGAGCCCGCGAGCGAGGCCGGCCGGCAGCGCCGGCGCAGCACGCCGCCCATCGAATATATGTTCCGTCGTGGCAGCCTGAATGAGCGGCAGTTCCTGGTTGGCCGCAACCTGCGGGACAGCTATGAGGTGGGCGTTCTGGGTGCCCGGGAAGAGACCAGCGACCTGCCGGTCGGCATTTCCTCCACCACATCCAGCGGCTATGCCATGGCGCAGCTGATGGCGCTTGAGTATGTGCGCGAGGCGGAGAGCCGGCTGGGCGCGCATCTGTGGCCCACTGTCGAGGCCATTGCCATCCATGAGATGACGGCCGCCGCCTATGCCGCCAAGGTCGGCCGGAACCAGCAGGAGGTGGTTGGTGTGCTGAAGGTTGGGCTCAGCATCCTGGCCGATGCAATACCACGGCTATTGATCAGCGACGACGGCACAGCAAAATGTGCTTGAATGTCTAAAAGAGAAAAGTTACCTTCCGATCATCACTAAAACTGTGACTGCAGCATGCCCGGTCCGCACCAGCGGGGCGGGCATTTCGCTGTGCGGGTTTGCCTATGGCGATCAGCTTCATCAAGCCGCGCCTAAATACACTCGATACGAACATCGCGCGCCCGGCCCCAAAGAAAGCGGATGCGTTCTACCTCTCGCCAGAGTGGCGGGCGCTTGTGGCGCAGGTGATCAAGGAGCGTGGCCGTCGCTGCGAGGATCCCGCCTGCAGGACACCGCATGGCCCGTGGGGGCGTATCTTTGGGGACCACATACACGAGATCATAGACGGCGGCGCTCGACTGGACCCGACCAATGTCATGCTGCGCTGCTCATCGTGTCACGCTGTCAAGACGGCTGCCGAGGCACGTCGAAGACGGCTTGGCACCTCAATACGGTAGGGCCTGAGGCCGCTCAAACAGCGGCCCGCGCCCCTTGTGAGGGGCGGGGAGGGTCAAATCTTCGGGGGTTTGGGCCCCTGAACCGTGTATGGGGTCATCTGGAGATTTTTTTTCGGGTCCAGAAATTCTCGCTGGGAGCCGAAATCTTGCAAGAAAAGCGAAATCCCGGAAATGGCGGCGCGAAGCGCCCTGGGCGCCGTGGTGCACCGGCGTTTCGGCCGACAAAACCACAGCGCGAATTGGTCAAAATGGCCGTGGCGATGAAGATCGCCGAGCCGAAGATCGCCGCCCAGCTGGGGATTTGCCAGAACACACTGCGCAAGCATTTTTCAGAGGAGCTGGAGTTCGGCCGGCTGCGCAAGACGATGGAAAACCTGATGCGCCTGGATAAGGCGGCAAAGGGCGGAAACGTCTCCGCGATGAAGTACATAGACGCGAAAATTGCCGCTGCTAACCGCGCCTCTGACGAAGGCGATCATGTTCCGCCCAAGGGTGAAAAGATGGGCAAAAAGGAACAAGCCGCACGCGATGCGGAAACGGCGGGCCAGGACACCGAGTGGGGTGATGATCTCATGCCCCCGACGATGAGCGTCAACTGATGTGGGATACGTCGTGTCCGGATTGGCGCGACCGCATCCTGAGCGGCCGCCATCTGGTTCCTGACCTTCCCCTGTTTGAAGAGGAAGCGGCCCGCGCGCTGCGGGTATTCAAGAGACTGCGCCTGCCTGATGTTGTCGGCAATCCGACCATGGCGGATGCGTGCGGCCCTTGGTTTTTCCCTATCGTCGAGGCGCTGTTCGGGTCCTTCGATCCGGTCCGCAACGTTCGGCACATCCAGGAGGTTTTTCAGCTCATCCCCAAGGGAAATTCCAAGTCGTCGAATGGCGGCATGGTCATGGTTACGGCGTTGATCGTGAATCGCCGCCCTGAGGCTGAATTCATGCTCGTCGCGCCGACGCAGACGATTTCCGATATTGCCTTCAAGCAGGCCAAGGGGACGATCAAGCTGGACCCGGAGCTGGACAAGGTCTTCCAGGTTCAGGATCACATAAAGAAGATCACGCACAGGCGGTCTGGTGCGGTGCTGGAGGTGAAGGCCGCAGATACCGACGTTGTTACCGGCGGTAAGAAGACCGGCACGATGATCGACGAGACGCATGAATTCGCCAAAAAGTCTCGCGCGGCGGCAATTTTCCTGGAGTTGCGCGGTTCCCTGGGCAAGCGGCCAGATGGCTTTCTGTTTCAGACCACAACGCAGTCCAAGGACCCTCCCGAGGGTGTGTTCAAGACCGAATTGATCAGCGCCCGCGACGTCCGCGATGGGAAAAAGCGGCGCCCGTTGCTGCCTATTCTGTACGAACTTCCGCTTGATGTGTCCCGCGATGGCGGCTGGAAGGATCGGAAGTACTGGCCTCTGGTCAATCCGAATCTTGGCCGGTCTCAGAGCGAAGATTTTCTGGTCCGCACTGTAGATGATGCCGTCGAAACCGGGCCTGAGCAGGAGGCTCTGGTCGCCAGCCAGCATTTCAATGTCGAGATTGGCCAAGGTTCCGGGACGGGTGCCTGGGTTGGCGCCACTTTTTGGCCCTCAAGGGCGCGTCTGTTGACCTTGGAACAGCTTATCGGGGAAAGCGATGTTGTGGTCGCTGGCATCGATGGCGGCGGTATGGATGACCTGCTCGGTTTGGGTGTCATCGGTCGGGATGCAGAGACCCGAGACTGGCTGCTGTGGGGAAAGTCCTGGGCCAGCAAGCACGTTCTTAAGCTGCGGAAAAGCATTGCGCAAAAATTACAGGATCTGGTGAAGGTTGGCGATCTGGTTCTCTGCGATCAGGTTGGTGTCGATATTGCCGAACTCGTTGATCTGGTGATGATGATCGACGATCACGGCATGTTCCCGGAAAAGAACGCGGTCGGCGTTGATCCGATGGGTATTGGCCAGATTGTCGACGCCCTGGCGGATCGTGGATTTGACAGTGGCCGGATTGTCGGCATACCGCAGGGCTGGCGGCTGAATGGCGCCATCAAAACGACCGAGCGTAAGCTGGCGGACGGCACATTCTGGCATGCGGGCCAGGAAATCATGACCTGGTGTGTTGGAAACGCGAAGGTCGTTCCCGTCGGTAACGCCGTGACCATCACCAAACAAGCTTCGGGCACCGCCAAGATTGATCAGCTGATGGCGTCGCTGAATGCCGCTGCGCTGATGCAAATGAACCCAGCGCCCAGCGGCGGGTCTTATCTCGATGGCGAAGACCTGCTGGTTCTGGACTGAGGAGGTGCCGATGAGCAGATTCCGGTCATTCATCGGTGCGGTCTGGCGGGTTCTGGCTCTGTTTGTTCCGGTCCTGGTTTCCGACCTCATAGGCCTGTGCGCTATCGCGTCGATTTCCTACGGGGCGTGGCTGATCTATGAGCCGGCCGGTTACATAGTTTCGGGTGTCATCGTGCTTCTCGGGATGATGCTGCGCGCCAGGTCGCGTGCGATCGCCCGACAGGGCACTGCCGGCGGCATCTAAGCATGGCTGGCATTTTCGATTCGATTTTCGCGGTCGCTCCATCCGCACAGGAAACAAAGGCCGTGGGCTTTTCAGAGCGCCTGCTGGCTGCGTTTCTGGGGCACAACACGGTCAAGTCCGGCGTTGCGGTCAACTATCGCACGGCCGTCCAGGTCACAACGGTTCTGTCGTGCGTCCGCGTGATAGCCGAGGGTATGGCGCAGATCCCGCTGAAGCTGATGCAGGAGCGCGAGGATGGCGGCGGTGAGGTTGCGAGCAAGCACCGCTTGCACAATCTTCTGGCCTATCGTCCGAATGACTGGATGACCAGCTTCGAGTTCCGCGAGACGCTGACCATGCATGCGGCTCTCGCCGGTACCGGCTACGCCTACAAGGTCAAAAACAGCCGCGATGAGATACTGGAGCTGATCCCGATTGCGCCGGAGAACCGCTGCACCCGTCAGGATAATGGATGGGATGTCGTTGTCGACGTGGGTGACGAGAACGGTTTGATCGGGACCTACCCTGCATCGGATTTCCTGCGCATCAACGGCCCGAGCTGGAACGGGTATGGCGGCCTGGACCTGACCCATGAGGCGCGCGAGGCTATCGGCCTCGCGATCGCTACGGAAGAAAATCACAGCCGCCTGTTCAGCAACGGTGCCCGTCCGGGCGGAATTCTGAGTGTCGAAGGCACGCTGAACGACAAATCCAAGGACAGGCTGGTAGAAGCCTGGAACAAATCGCGCGCGAAGCTGGACAACGCTTTTAAGACCGCTGTGCTGCCTGCGAACGTCAAGTGGCAGCCGATGGCCATGTCTGGTGTTGATGCCCAGCACATCGAAACGCGGAAGTTTCAGATTGAGGAAATCTGCCGCGCGCTGAAAGTGTTCCCTCAGATGGTTGGCTATGCCGACAAGACGGCGACATTCGCTTCTGCGGAGGCGTTTTTTCTGGCCCACGTCATCTACACGCTGATGCCCTGGTGCCGCCGTTGGGAGGATGCCATCGCGCGCGACCTGATCGCGAAGAGCGATGTGGGTCACTATGCCAAATTCGTTGTGCAGGGCCTTATGCGCGGCGATGCAAAGGCCCGCTCCGAATACTATTCCAGCGGCATTCAGGCTGGCTGGCTGACGCGCGCTGATGCCCGGCGCCTTGAGGACCTGAACCCGATCTCCGGTCTGGAAGAGCCGCTGATTCCGTTGAACATGGGAACCCTGGCAGAGCGCGACGCATTGGTGAAGAACATTGCCGATGCCGTGAAATCTTCGCTCATCGGCAGCAATGGCGGTCCGGAACAGGACGACATTGCCGAAACCATAAGGAAGCGCGCCGCTGACATTCTGAGCGCGCCCGCCCCCCGCATTCAGTAATCCCGACGCATCCGGCGGCTAACAGCCGTTTCGAGCGGGCGCGCCCGCATGAGATTGGAGCAGATCATGGCAATTCGTGGCTATGAGGTTAAGTCGGCGCGCGAGCAAAAGGTCGTCAGCTTCGCGGACGTCGGTGTCAAGTTCGCCGAAGGTGAGGGCGAAGAGGGCATGTTCTCCGGCTATGGCGCTGTCTTTGGCAACATCGACAGTTACGGCGATGTCATTCTGAAGGGGGCGTTCAAGGATTCTCTCCGGGAGGCGAAGCGATCCGGCATGTGGCCCGCCATGTTGCTGCAGCATGGTGGCTGGAGCTCCGAGGACATGACCCCCATCGGTGTCTGGACCGATCTGGAGGAAGATGAAAAGGGCCTGAAGGTCGAGGGCAAGCTGGCGCTGAACACATCGCGTGGTCGCGATGTCTACGAGCTGATGCGCATGAAGCCACGACCCGCGCTTTCCGGTCTCTCTATCGGTTATCGCGTCAAGGAGTTCGAGTATGGCACAAAGCCTACTCAGCCCCGCCGGACGCTGAAAAAGGTTCACCTGCTGGAAATCAGCCCGGTGACTTTTCCGGCCAATCCAAAGGCCGGAATCTCCGCAGTCAAGGGCGCGGAGATGACCGAACGACAGTTGGAGCAGGTACTCATGCGGGACGCTGGGTTTTCTGCTCAGGAGGCCAAGGCAATGATCGCCGGTGGCTTCAAGGCGCTCAAGGGCACGCGGGATGCTGCACCGGGCGAGGTGGACGTCGTGAACGTCCTGAAAGAGGCCGGAAAGCTTTTCCGGTCCTGATCCCTCAAAATCTGGAGAGTAAAATGAAGCGCAACGCATTCCCCGCGTTTATCTTCGGCTGCCTGGCGTTTGCCCTTGTGGCCGGTCTCATGCTGGCTGATGTTTCCGCCGCGCACGCCGCGACGGCCGTTGCCAGTGATCTGCCGCGTATCTCGGCGGAAACCATCGCCTATATTGGCGCCGGTGCTGCCATCGGCTCCATCGCCGCATACGAGCGCAAGGATGATGGCGCCGGCGGCGACACGATGTCGGAGATCAAGCGTGCGGTGTCCGAATTCATGAGCGGCTTCGAGGAGTTCAAGAAGACCAATGACGAGCGCCTGAAGCAGATCGAGAAGAAGGGCGTCGTTGATCCGACCACGGAAGCGAAGCTGCAGAAGATCGAGAAGGATATGGCCCGGGGCGAGGAAATCAGCGCGAAGCTGGTTGCCCAGGAGCAGGAACAGAAGGCGATGAAGGATCAGCTCGACGAGGTCGAGAAGAAACTGAACCGCCCGCAGCGTCCGACGGGCGAGCAGGCGGCCGCCGAGTTCAAGAAGACGGTCAACAACTGGGCGCGCGCGGCGGCCAGCGCAATCACCGTCGGCGTCATGAACCTGCCGGAGGAGCAGCGCAAGGCTCTGGATGATGTTGCGGTGGAGCACAAGAGCCTGAACGTTACCAACGATCAGCAGGGCGGCTATCTGGCGCCGACGGAATTCGTCCGCGAGATCATCAAGGGCGAGACGGAAATCACGCCGATCCGCCAGGTGGCGCGCATCCGCAGCACGGTCTTCAAGTCCGTCGAAATCCCGGTCCGCACCGGCCAGTTCTCGGCACAGCGCGTGACCGAGAACGGGCCGCGCTCGGAAACCGCCGGCCTGGCCTATGGCCTGAAGGAAATGGGCCTGCCGGAGATGTATGCCATCGTCGATATCTCCTCGCAGATGCTGGAAGATTCGGCCTTCGACATGGAGGCGGAAATCCGCATGGAGGCGACCGAGCAATTCTCCGTCCGTGAAGGCTATGAGGCGATCAGCGGCACCGGCGTCGGCGAGATGGAGGGCCTGCTGATCAATTCCTCGATTGCCGAGACGGTCAGCGGTGCCGCGACGGACATCACCGCCGACGGCATCCTCACGCTGAAGTACGGGATCAAGTCGGCCTATGCCCGCAACGCCACCTTCATGATGAACCGCACCGTGATGGGCAAGGTTCGCCGTCTGAAGGATGGTGTGGGCCAGTACCTCTGGCAGCCCGGCATCGCGGAGGGTCGCCCGAACACGCTCGATGGCGATCCCTATGTGGAGGCGCCGGACATGCCGAACACCGGCGCCGGCACCTACCCGATCCTGTATGGCGATTTCCGGCGCGGCTATCTGATCGCCGACCGGATCGCGATGACCATGATGCGTGATCCGTACACCCAGGCCGGCAGTGGCAACGTCCGCTTCTGGTTCCGGCGCCGTGTCAACGGTCAGGTCATCCTGGCCGAGGCGATCCGCAAGATGAAGTGCGCCACCGCCTGATCCAGGGCAACTGATAACGGCCCGGCCTTAGCGGCCGGGCCGTTCGGGTGACATATCGAGACATCTCATCGAAGGAGCGATCCAATGCGCGATCTGCATCACAACATCAATATCATCGCCGCGCTGCCGCCGGTTGCGGTCGGCACGACCGGAACGGGCAAGACCAGCAGCGTCGTTGACCGTCAGGGCTATGACGCGGTCGAGTTCGCGTTCAGCTATGGCGCGATCACGGCGACGGCGGCAACGTTCACGGCGACCATCCAGCACAGTGACAGTGCCACCGCTGCCAGCTTCACCAGCGTGGCGGATGTCGACCTTCTCGGGACGGAAGCTGCCGCTGGCCTCGGCCAGGGCGCCCGCGTCGATGGCAGCACCGAGAATGTGACGCGCCGCGTCGGCTATATCGGCGCCAAGCGTTATGTTCGCGCCCGTGTCGTCAGCACCGCGACGGCGGGCACCCCGGTGGGCATTAACGCCCTTCTGGGCCATCCGCGCCACGCTCCGGCGGCGACCTGACGCCAGCAGGCTCAGGCAATTTCACAAAGGGGAGGCTGCGGCCTCCCCTTTCTTATTTCCGACGGAGAAAAAAATGGCTGGCGAGAGCACCCGACAGGCTCCTGCGCATGTCGTCATTCTGGGGCTTGGCCCCTCGGTCGAAGCCTATATGGACCGCGTGAAACGCCTCGGAGGCGCGCACGCCCTGGCCGATGAAATCTGGGCGGTGAACGCCCTGGGCGACGTTTTCACCTGTGATCGCATCTTCCATATGGACGATGTGCGCATTCAGGAAATCCGTGCGGCGGCGGCTCCCGATGGAAATATCGCCGCGATGCTTTCGTGGATGCGCAAGCATCCTGGACCGATCTATACCAGCCGCGCCCACGAGGATTATCCCGGTACCATCGATTTCCCGCTTGAGGCTGTGATCAACAGCATCGGCTTTTCCTACTTCAACAGCACGGTCGCCTATGCGGTCGCCTATGCGATCCACCTCGGCGTCCGGGAGATCAGCCTGTTTGGCGTCGATTACACCTACGCCAACTACCATCATGCTGAAAAAGGCCGAGCTTGCGTCGAATTCCTGCTGGGCATAGCCGCTGCGCGCGGCATTCAGATCGCCCTGCCGGATAGCACCTCCCTGATGGATGCGTGCGCGCCCAAGCTGTACGGCTATGACACGCTCGACGTCGAGATCGACAATGTCGATGGTCGCGCAAGGGTCGTCTTCACGCCGCATGACCGGTTGCCGACGGCTGCCGAGATCGAGGCGGAATACGATCACAGTCGTCATCCGTCGCCGCTCGTAAAAGAGCCGGCCTCGGCAGCGCCTCTGCCTGAAATGTTCGGCGGCATGCCGACCCGGGCAAATGAGGCGCTCTATCGGCTCCTGACGGATTATCCGGAGGTTTCTTACATCCTCGACGTCGGCAGTGGGGATGGCAGGCACGCCCAGATCATGAGGGATCATGGCAGGGGCGTCGTCACGGTCTCGATGTCCCCGCCCGCGGATCATATCGGGGATTTCCTTGATCTGCCGGACCAGGACAAGCATTTCGAGGCGATCTGGGCCAGCCACGTTCTGGAACATTGTCCTGATCCTGGGGCATTTCTCCGCAAGTGCCATGATCTGTTGCCGGAAGGCGGTATTCTGGCCGTCACCGTCCCGCCGGCGAAGCACGAGGTGGTTGGCGGCCACGTCACGATATGGAACGCCGGCTTGCTGCTCTATCAGATGGTTCTGGCCGGCTTCGATTGTCGCGAGGCACGCGTCTCGGGCCTCTATGCCGATGGCCCTGGCCTGGCGCCCTATAACATCAGCGTGATCGTCCGCAAACGCTCGGCAGAACTGCCGCAGCTGAAGTGCGACACCGGCGATATCGAGCTCCTGGCCCACCTCTTTCCGGTCCCGGTGACGCATGGCTTCGACGGGCGCCTCAACCCGATCAACTGGCACTGATCCCGCCTCGGATTCCAGAGGTCATTCTCGGTAGGAGAGACGAAGATGTACAATGTGAAGGTCTATCACCGGCAGAGCGATGCCGCGCTGATCGTCGATAACGATGGCAAGATTGTCATCAAGACGGGCGGCTCCATTGTTCCGGACAGCGAGACGCAGGCGGCGCATATCGCCGATGTAAGCACTGCGACTGTCGCGTGGACGACGGCCGAAAAGGGCCGCTTCAACGCCGCCCTTGCCGCCCTGGAAGGCGTCGGCATTCTGGCGACGAGCTGATCAATGTACGCCGCGCGCCATGTAGTGGCCCTGACCACCAACAGCTCCGGGGCGGCGGAGGCATATTCGGATACGGTCACCGGCCGGGTCCTTGCCATCCGCTATGTGAAGGACAGCTTTGCCAATGGCGTTGATTTCACCATCACCGCCGAAGCCACTGGCGAAACCATCTGGGCGGAAAACGATGTGAATGCATCCGCATCGCGGGCCCCGCGTCAGGGAACCCATGGGACGGACGGTGCGGCGGCGCTCTATGCGTCGGGCGGCACGGCGGTCCGCGATTTCATCTATCTCGCGAATGACCGGGTGAAGATCGCCGTTGCCAGCGGCGGGAATGCGACGTCCGGCACCTTCCACATCCTGATCGGCTAAGGAGGCCATCATGCGATACACGGTTAAGAAGCGTTTCCCGCTGTCCCTGGACGGCATTCACAGCCGCGACATGACCGTCGGTGGCGATCCCGTGGAAATCCCCGCCTCTCTGGCCCCTGGCCTTCTGCATGAAGGGTTCATCGCGGTGTATGATGAGGCAGAGGGTTCCGCCGCCGTTGACGGCTCCGCAGGGGGCGCCAGCGGTGCCGATGACAATGGCACCGGCACTGACGGCCAGGACGGGTCGTCCACGTCCGGGGCCGGTGACGACACTTCCGGCGTTTCCCTGCCCGCGCCCTTCCGCGCTGAGCATATGGGCGGAAAATACTGGAACGTGGTCAACGAAATCGGCGTGAAGCAGAGCGACAAGGCTCTCCTCAAGGAAGATGCCGAGAAGCTGGCGCTGGAGATGAACGAGCAGGCGGCTGCGGGAGGCTTGCCGGTTTCCGCTGCGGAGGGTGCCTGAACGCCGACATCTGGACGGTTGTCGGGTCAGCCGAGTGCGTCTGGGATGACCTGAAGCGCTTTCCGCCGCCCGGCCCGGTCCTCGCGGTCAACAGGATGGCGCTGGATTACCCGGTCGCGCCGGACATGATCGCCACACTGCATGAGGATATGGTGTCCTGCTGGCGCCCAAGGGCGCCGGTGTGGGCACCCTCTGCTCATCCGCTGGTGAATAATGTCCTTCCGATGAAGCCGGGCTGGCACGGAACGTCCGCTCTCTATGCGGTTCAGGTGCTGCTGCATCTTGGCTGCAGGCGCATACGGCTTTGCGGCTGCCCGCTCGATGGCAGCGTCCATTACTACGGTCCTGCGACATTGCAGCCTTACCTGACGCATTACCGGTCTGGCTGGTTGAACGCTCTGCCCGATATCCGCGCCTTTGTCCGATCCGCCGGCGGATGGACCGGAAAGCTGCTCGGCACCCCGGATGAGGATCCTGTCGCATGAGCGATTCCATCGTTGAAATCTCCGGCGCCCCGGCAAGTGAGTATCTGGTGTCACTGGCCCAGGCAAAGGGGGTTTTGCCGTCCCTTTCCGACAGCGACCTCAATGACCTGATCGCCCAGGCGTCGGCTGCAATTGCCAGCTATTGCAGCCGCTCCTTCGGCGCGGTGACGGCGACAGAGACCTTTCGTCTGCTTAACCGTGCGGATGCGCTGGTGCTCTCTCACTATCCGGTGTCATCAGTTGCGGGAATCGAGCTTGATGGCGTCGCCCTGACCTCCACGGGTTATGAGGTCGATAAGAAATCAGGTTTGGTCTATCGCCTAGGAGGCGATTACAGAATTCCGTGGTGTGGGGTGAAGTGCGTCGTCACTTACACAGCCGGGTATGAACTGCCCGCCTCGGCGCCGGCCGATCTCGCGCGGGCGTGCCTGATGCAGATGCAGACCATGGCGGCGACTGTCGGCACCGATCCCCGCCTGCGCTCGGAAAGTGTTGAGGGAATAGGCTCCCGGTCCTGGGTTGACCCTGGCAATGGCGGCGGCGCGTTGCCTGCCGTCGTCACCGGGATTGTTGATGCCTACCGTGATCTAAGGGTGCTGGCATGATGAATAACCCCGGCATATTCAGCCTCGGCGATTTTCAGATTGGGGCAGCTGCAATCGGGACCGGAGACGTTGTCGCCGGGCTGGATGGTATGCAGGCAATGACGCTGTCCGCTCGCCTCGCCTATGGGAGCGGCGGCAGCACCGTCGTCGCCGTGGTCCAGACATCGCTCAACCAGGGCGTAAGCTGGATTGATATTGCCCGCCTCGATTTCACGACCAGCGGTGCGGAGAAGGTCGTCAACCTGACGACCGGCACGCCGAAGACGACACCCTATACATCGGCAGCGCTGTCCGCAGAGGGGGCGGTCGATGGCATTCTCGGTGACCGCGTCCGTGCTGTCGTCACCAGCACCGGAACCTATGCGGGGTCGACGGTGCTGTCTGTCCGGATCAACGCCTCATGAACCTGGACGGGTTTCTTGCCCGCGAGGGCCGCGACGTGATTTTGCGCCGGTCAACCGGTCAGTATCCGAATCGCCCCTGGGCGGATGTGCCGCTCCGGGCATTTGTCCGTGGCTTGCGGCCGGAGGAGATGCGTCCGGGCGTTCAGAAGAACCAGCAGATGATGATCTGTTCGGACCGGGAAATGCTCGCGGCGGCCTGGCCCGCTCCGCCCCGGCATGGCGACCGGGTGATCGACGGCGATCGCACGATGACCGTAATCGAGGCGGAACGCATGATCTGGCGGGGGAGTACCCGATACAATATTCGCATCGAGGGATGATCGGTCATGGCGCGGCGGCCGACCGGCGCCTTCGAGCGAATCATCACGCTGGCGATATCGCGGGTGCGGCCTCCCGAGGTCCAGAAGCTTCATGCTCGAATTGCTCGGCAGGGTCTGTCGGAGCATTTGTCGAGGCTTGACCAGCGCCCTACCGTTACGAGGATCGTCGATGGGAGGACGGGCGTCCTTGAGGAGAATGTCCGGCCTTATGGCGTGATCAGGTACGAGTTCCGCTATCTCCGTGATATTGCGCGCTTCGCCCTGGAGGTGGCCAGGGAAATGTCTCCGGTTCTGACCGGCCGTTATCGTGAGGCATGGTTCGCCATGGTCGATGGCGCGCAGGTTGATCCGGATGATATTCCGGACACCGCGACGGAAATCCTGATCACCAACGACGAGCCCTATCACCGCCGCTTGCATGTCGGAAAGAGGGCCAATGGCCGGCCCTTCGTGATCGCGGTGCCAGCCGGCTATATAGACCGCACTGAACAGGCTGTAAGCCAGCGCTTCGGCAATCTGGTCAGCACGCGTATCCAGTTCATCAAGCTGCAGGGCGGTTACACGCTCCGCAACAAGGGCACCGCCGGCAACCGCCGTGTCGGCAAATGGCGTGACCGCATGGCCGGCGCGGAGATGACCTATCCGGCCATCGTGATCAGGAGCCGGTGATATGCCCGATATCTATACCGCCAAGTCGATTATCGAGGATCGCCTGCGGGCGGCCTGGACCGTCACCCCGCAATCGGCCCTGCTGTCAGAAAATGTCCGCGGGTTCGAGCCCGACGCAAATATCGATGAGAATGGCAACCTCTTACCCTTCGCCATCCTGGAGATCGTTGGCGGCAATTCGATGCCCTACATCGGCCGCCCGAGTAATCGGCTGAACAGGGATGACGGCATCATCCAGTTGCACATGATGGTGCCGACCGGGGAAGGCTCTGCCCGTCTGGCGGCAATGTTCCGGGAGGCCCGTGCGGCGCTGGCCAACAAGGTGTTCAGCGGCGTCTATACGCAAGGCATGTCGCCGGATGGCGGCACGGCTGGCTCTGAGGATGGCAGCTATTACGGCACAACGGCCGTGACCCCGTTCTTCTACCTCTATCTCGACAATTAGAAGTTCCGCCGCGTGAGCGGATTACTCCGTCCCAGCGGTGGCGACGGACTTTCAGCGCAAGGAGACCGCTATGCCGTTTCAGGATAATTTCCGGCAATACGTTGCCTACAAGCAGCAGTCGGGGCTGGGTACGATTGCCTCTGCCACCGGCGCAACCATCCTGCCCTGGACTGGCGGGCGGGCACAGGCCCCGGTCCAGGCCATCCAGCCGAACCAGATCCGCCGTGATGGCCAGCCGACGCGCGGCCGGCACGGCACACGGTCGGCTCAGGCCAGTTACCCGGGCGAGATGCAGCTGGCTAACTATGACGCGATCATGGAGGCCGTGCTGCGCGGCACCTGGCAGGCCAATGCCGTGACGATTTCCAACGCAACCACCGGCTGGACATCGGCGACCATCGCCGTGTCGGGGTCGACCGTAACCTTCACCGGCGAGGCTTCCGGTCAGAGCATGGTGACGCTGGCGGGTGCCCCGAAGGTCGGCGACGTCATTGTCTGGGCGTCGGGTGTTGCTGCCGGTGATCGCGATAAGCCGCTTCGTGTAACCGGCGTCACCGCCACCACCATCACCTTCGCGGAAAGCCTGGCCACGGTGGCGGGTCCGGAGGGCACCTGGTCCTTCACGGTGCCCAAGAAGCTGCTGTGCCCCACCGCGTCGACCCTCGCCTTCCGCTACTTCACGGTGGAAGAGGCGGAGCTGGTCATCGACGGCAGCGAAATCTATCAGGACTGTGTCTGGAATTCTGTCGATCTCGCCATGTCGCCGAACGGCATGTTCACCATCACGCCGATGTGGATAGGCACCGGCGCCATGACGGCCGAGACGGATGGTGATTCTCCCTACTTCACCACCCCTGCCGATCCGGTGGCGGCTGTGCCGATTGCGGGTATCGATGCCAAGCTTCGGCTTGGCTCGACGGATTACGTCGATATCACCGCCTTCAACCTCTCCATCAGTCTCGGCGCGACGGCAACGCCGGTCGTCGGCTCCAAGATCAGCCCGGATGTCTTCACCGGCGTCATGTCGGTTGGCGGGTCGCTCACGATCCTCCGCGAGAACCTTCAGGCAGTGACGGACGCCCTGGCGGAGACGCAGCTGTCGCTGTCGGTTCTGCTTCAGCCGGAGGCGAGCGACACCGACTTCTTCTCGCTCTACATGGGCAATTTCACCATCCAGGTGCCGGACAAATCCGAGGCCAGCCGCCAGGCCGGCCCGCGCACCCAGACGCTGAATTTCCCGCAGGAGCTGGTGGGCATCGACGAGCGCGGCGGCGCTTACGACGCGACCACCATCAAGTTCCAGCGCAGTAACGCCTGACCGCGCGTCCTCCTATCATCCCACGAACAGGAAAAGCCATGACCGATAAATCGAACGAAACCGCTATGGCGGTTGCCCCTGCCGCAACCGGGCCGGGCGAACAGAAGGATAAGCCGAAGCCGCCCGCCTCGGCGCAGCGTGTGCCGAAATATGACGAGGCCGTGCGCGTTGCTGCCGCCGGTCTTCGCGAGGCCGTTATCGCCGCGCGCGCGGCCGGATACGTGATCGACATGCCGTTCCGGGTTGAGCACCTGGACCGCATCTCGATTTCCGAGACGGCGGCTGTTTCGGGTCCGCGCCCGAAGGCTGCCACGAAGCCCGCGGCCTAGCCCGGGCAGCCCGTCGGGGCGGGCGGCGGCGGTTTGTCGGGAGCCGCCGCCGCTTCTTCAATTCTCCCGGCAAAACCCATCCCGAAATCCCGATCAGGACATCCCGAGGAAATATCATGAGCAAAAGAGACGACGCCGCTTCGGCGGACAATCAGCGACAGGCGTCCGCCGCCCTTTTCGACATCGCCGCGCTGGAGACGGTAGGCACGGATGTGATGACCGTCCGTCACCCTGTCACCGGCGCTGCGACAGACTGGAAATGGACGATTGCCGGTCCGGGTCATCCTGTCGCGGAGGCGCTGCGGGCTGAATTCGAGCGCGAGCAGGCGGATCGTCAGCGCCGGATCGAGATGGCGCGTGTCAACGGCAAGAAGTGGAAGGGCGATGACGAGGATCCCGCCGAGACTGACCGTCGGCACAATCAGCGCGCCGCGAAGCGCGTTCTCGAATGGACTGCCGTGACGGTCGATGGCGCGCCTTTCCCGTGCACGCCGGAAAATGTGATGCGCATCGCCACCGAGCCCCGCTGGCGGCGCGTCTGGGGGCAGTTCATCGAATATCTGGTCGATGAGAAGTCTTTTACGAAGAGCTCCGCGTCCAGCTGATTGCCTACGCGGAGCATCAGTTCGCGCTAGAAAGGCGCGAAGATGACGGCTTCACCTACCGGGAAATTCTCCAGGGACTGATCAAAAGGTGCAAGGACCCTGAAAAGCGGCTGAGCCTCGAAGAGGAGCTTACCGCCATCCCATTTCCCGGTGCCGCCTCCGACATCTGGTCGTTTTTCAACGAACTGCATGTCACGCGCGGCAATACAGGCTTCGGACCATCGGCAATCACATGGTCCGAAATGCGGGCATGGTCCGAGCTGCGCCAAATACGCCTGACCTCCTGGGAATGTGAGGTCATCCATGCGCTGGACGTTGCGTATCTGACATCGATCGCCACCCGCAAGGGCAGTGGCGGCGGGGAGAGTTGACGATGGCTACAGTCAATGAAACCGCCGTCACTGCCATTGTCTTCGATGCCAGCGGCGCGGAACAGGGGGCTGCGGCCGTAGAGCGGGCCGGCCGCAGGATTATCGACACCAACGAGGCTGTCGTAACGGCGACTGAGCGCGTGCAGCGGCCGTTTACCAATCTGGAGCGGCGGCTGGCAGGGCTGGAGAGGCGCATCGACCCGGTGGCGGCCGCTCAGGCAAAGCTGCGTCAGGGTATGGACCTTCTCGACGCAGGCTATGCAAAGGGCCTTCGGACGCTCGACCAGTATAATCGCGGCGTCGAGATGCTGGAGCGCAGCTACGGCTCCCTCTCCTATTCCTTCCGCAGCCTGCAGGAGAATATCGACCGCTCCAACGGCCTGATTGCGGCCAACGGCAACGCGCTGCGTGACAGGGCGGAGGACATCGCCGCCTATGGCACGGAGATGGACCGGCTGCGGGCAAAATACAGCCCGCTATTTGCCCTTCAGCAGCGGTATCGCGACCAGCTGAACGAAATCCGCACCGCCCAGCGCGCCGGCGCGCTGAGTACGGCCGAGGCGGCGGCGGCGATCAATAATACCAAGACGTCCTTTGCCAGCCAGGTTCGTGCGCTGCACGATGCCAGCGACGCAACGCAGCGCCATACAGGCGTCATGCGGCTGCAGGGCCACCAGATGGCCAATCTGACCTATCAGATCAATGACGTGGTTTCCGGCCTGGCCATGGGTCAGCCGCCGCTGATGATCCTGACCCAGCAGGGCGGCCAGTTTGTCCAGATTTTCGGTGGCGTGCGCAATACGCTGTCGGCCATCGCCTCGGTCCTGACGCCGTTCCGCGTTGGCATGGCGGCCGTGGCGGCCACCATTGGCCTTGTCGGTGCCAGGGCCATCGATCTTGCCGGCGAGGCCCGTGAAAATTCCGTCGCACTTCGGGCTATGGGCCTGCAGGCGGAAATGACGGCCAGCCAGCTTCACAATCTGATCGAAATTCAGCGTGATCTTGGCGTTTCCCGCGCCGATGCCCGCGCAGCTATTACGGCCGGTGTCCGCGTCCCCGGTGCGCGGCCCGGCGACATCGAAAACGCCGCCGGTCTCGCACCTGATTTTGCCGCTGCCTATGGCATTTCTGTCGGGGATGCCACCAAGTCGCTCGTCGAGATGGGCGTCAAGGGGTACAGCGCGATCAAGGCGCTTGACGATGCGTACAGCTTTCTTAACCCGACGGCCGCTGAACAGATCCGGTTGCTCGCCGACCAGGGCAACCAGGCAGAGGCCGTGGCGGTGGCTTATGAGGCGCTGCGGGATCGCGTAAATGGCGCCGCGCGCGACATGCAGTCAGAGGCAGGCAAGGCTTTCTCCGATCTGAAGGACGAGGTTTCCGATCTTATCACGCGCGTCGCGCAATCCGACTTTGCCCAGTTCATCCTTAACTGGAATACCGGCATAGTTCGCCTTCTGCGCAGCGGATCGCCGTTCCGCGATCAGACCATCCCGGAATATCTTGGGCTCTCGGTGCGCCCTTCCGCGCCGATGGCCGATGATATCGATTCGGATGTATCGCGAGGATTGCCGCGCCGCTCTGCTACGGGTGAATCCCGCGCTGCCGCGATCAAGTATGTCGATGAGCAGACGAAGGCCTATGAGCGCGAGCGGGAGGCGTTGTTTGCCGCCTCGAATATCCGCGATCTGGTTCGGGCCGGCCTGGAAGCGGAGATCGAAGCGCGCGACAAGAACATTGAGGGACAGGCCCGTGAGGAACTGATCTCCCTTCGCGTCGCCCAGGCCAGGGACCGGCAGGCTCAGGCGGCAAACGACAATCTTTCGGCGATCCGGCTGGAAACTGCCGGCGCGCTGGATGTTGCGGAAGCCTACAGGATCAGCAACGCCGCCGGCGCCGAGATGGAGGCGCGCACCCGGGCAATCTCCGAGGCATCCAGGAACAGCGCTGTCGATGTCGATGCGCTGACGGCTGCCATCCGGGAACAGACCGCCGCCCAGGCGCTCGTCGGCGCCACGCAGATGGCCTCGGATGCTCAATTCGCAGCCGACAACCAGCGGCAACTGACCGAAGCTGCCCGTGAGGGCGCTGCGGCCTCGGCGGAGGCCGCGCGGCAGATCGATGTCGAGGCCCATCGACGAAAGTTGCTGGCCACGGCGACCGATGCGACCCGAATGGCGGTGCTGGCCGAGGTTGCGGCCTATGACGTCGCCACGAAGGCACGCTTGGAATCTATCCGTATAGCGGAAAGCGAGGCCGCGCTGCGATCCTCGCAGGATGATTTGAACCTAGCTGAAAGGGAACTTCAGTTAGTAGGCGCGACTAGCCGGGAAAGGACGAAGCAACTGGCCTTGCTGCAGAAGGAGATTGATCTTCGTCGTCGCGGCATCGATCTGGCCAGTGAACAAGCCCAAAAAGAGTTGGAGATTACCGGTCAAATTTCTGATCGCCGGTACGAGACCGAACGGCTGAATGCGGCCTCGCAGGAAATCCAGGGCATGTTCACCACCGCCTTTGATCGCATCGGCGAGGCCATTACCCAGGCTTTCGCCACCGGTGAGCGCTCAGCAATTAAGTTCGGTGATATCAACCGGGCAATGCTGTCGGAGCTGGCGCAGGGCTTCCTGCGACTCGGCCTGTTTAATCCGTTGAAGAATGCCATTTTTGGCAGCGATTTGACGACACTCGGCGGCCTTCCCGGGGGCTCCGCTGGTGCAGCTGGTGGCGGCCTCAGCAACCTCCTGTCTCTCGGCAAGCTGTTCTCTGGTGGTGGGCTGGCGAATATCGGCTCCAACTGGGCCGCTGGCGGCTTGTCCGGTGTGCTGCTGGGTGTGCCGGCGACGGCAACCGCGCTGGGCGGCGGTGCGACAGCGGCCAGCCTGGGCGTCAGCGCCGTAGCAGGCGGCGCCACCAATGCCGGTATCGTCACCTCGGGCGCCACCTCCGGCCTGTTCGGATCGGCGGGCGCCATGGGGGCGCTGGGCTATGCCGGGCTTGCCATCGGGGCGGTGATGCTGGCGAGCCAGCTGTTCAAGAAGAAACCGTCGGATTTCACCGCGTCGTTTCAGGGCATGCTGGGTGAGGATTTCGTCAGGTCCGAGGACAAGGCGAATTCCGAGACGCGGCAGCTGCGCGACCAGATCATGACCGGCTGGGAAGCCTCCCTGTCCGCCGTGCTGGGCGGGCTGGGGCTGAAAACGCCCGGCAACACCTACATGGATTTCGCAGCGGGCAGCCGTGACGGGCTGCGCTTCTGGCAGTATGACACGGCGACCAGCTATGCAGGCCTGCCGGCCAGTGCCCGCAGCGACCCCATCGCCAGCGGCCGCTATGACACGGTGGAAGAACTGATCGCCGGCGCGCTGGAAGCGGTCATTGCGCGCGCCGGCACCGAGGGGCTGACGACAGCGCTGCGCGCCGTCGCCGAGAATGCCGATTTCAGCGATCTGGAGGAGGCGCTGGCTGATATCGAGCTGGCCAAGGTGTATGACCAGCTGGGCCAGACGGTGAAGGCCACGGCGGAGGCCGATGCCGCCATTGCCGAGATCAATGCCCGCTTCGATGAGCTGACCGACTTTGCCGAGCGGTTCGGCCTTGTGGTGGACAAGGTGGACACCGGCCGGGCCGATGCCTTTGCCGACCTCGCCAGCGGCTTCACCGAGGGGCTGCGCGATGAAATCCTTGCCCTCACGGATCCTGCACAGCTGGCCGTGCGGGAACTGGAAGCCTGGCGCGATGCACAGATCCGCAACGCCAATGCGATTGCCGTGGCCAATGGCATGGCCGGTGCCAGCACCGAAGACCTCGCGCTGATTGCCGAGGCCTTCGGGCTGAAGCTGGAGCAGATCGGCGCTGGTGTCGGCGAGGCGCTGGACTACATCACCGCCGCCCAGGCGCAGGGCTTCAACGAGCAGCTGCGCGCGGTGGAAGCCTACCTTTCGGAGGTCGAGCGCAACAACGCCACCTGGAAGCGGCTGTCCGACCAGCTGCGGCAGACGCGTCAGGGCCTGCTGCTGGACACGAACCTGTCCGCCCTGTCGCCGATGGACCGGCTGACCGAGGCGCGCAGCCAGTTCAACGCGCTGGCCAGCCGTGCGGCGCTGGGCGATCAGGAAGCCATTGCCGAGCTGCCGGAATTGAGCCGGCAGTATCTGGAGGCGAGCCGGGCCTATTACGCCAGCAGCGAGGATTATTTCGCCGATTTCAACCGCGTGCAGCAGGTGCTGGCTGACACCGAGGCGCTGGCCGGCCGGCACCTGTCCATCGGCGATCAGCAGCTTGCCGCCGCGCGCGACCAGGTGGCGCAGCTTAATGCGCTGATCAATGGCGACAGCCTGATCGTCAGCAGCATCGACCAGACGAACGCGATCCTTGCCGAGATCAAGGGCGCGCTCGTAGCCGCCGGCGTGCCCGGTGCGGGTGGCAGTGGCGTCGGCACCGGCGCGCTGGGTACCGGTATCAGCTACGTCGATACCGGCTATGTGCGGTCTGCCGATGACGTTATCAACGGGCTAACGCGGACGGAGCTTGACCGGGTGCGCGCCTCGCTGGGCATCACCACGGCCGGCGGTGGGCTGCTGCGGGCGCAGATCGCCGAAGACCCGGCCTTCGCGCAGCGCTATCGCGACGCCATCATCGCGGCCGGCGGCGTGCCTGGCTTCGCCGATGGTGGGTGGCACACCGGCGGCTGGCGCATCACCGGCGAGCGCGGCCCGGAACTGGCCTATACACCGCCGCAGCGGATTTTCAATGCGACGGATACGCAGCGCATGCTTTCCGGCGCAGGCCTGGGCGGTGGGGCCAATGACAATCGTGCGGTCGTTTCGGCCATCCGCGATGGCAACCGCATGGCGGCCAGCAATGCCGCCGCCATGGCCACGCAGATCGCCGAGATGTCGCAGAAGATCGAGAAGCTGACGCAGGAGCTTGGCGATCTTCGCGCTACCCAGCCGAAGCGGGGTTATGGCACATGACGGCCCGCCGTCCGCGCGCTGGTGATGTGCCGCGCGTGCTTGTCCGGCTGGATTTGCTCGATCCCGCTACCGGGAACGTGGCACCACTTCGTGTGGCGACTTCAGATTTCGCCGATAAGATCAGCCAGTCGGAGGTGTACAAGGGCACTCTGTCGCTGGCGCCTGTAATCAACAGGTCCGTTGGCATCGGAAGCCTTTTCAGCGGCGGTGGCGCGGCCACGGCGCGGATGACGATCCGCAATGACGGGGAATATGATCAGGCGCTGACGCGCTTCATCTGGGAGGGGCACCCTGTCCAGGTCTATGCCGGCGTCATCGGGCAGGATTTTGCCGATTATGAAACCATCTTCACCGGCACAATCCAGTCAGTCGAATGGAACTGGGGTGAGATCGAGGTCTCGATAGAAGATATCCTGGCGCTTCTGGACCGGGAAATCCAGCCAAATACCTTTGCCGGGACGGGCGGTTACGAGGGCGGCGCGGACCTTGCCGGTATCCGCAAACCCATCTGTATCGGCAGGCCGCTTAACGTTCCGCTGGTCGCTATAAACCGGTCCCTGAGTATCTATCTGGCGGGCGACGTCTCCTGGTCTTCGGTCCCGATAACGGTTGACGCGCCCTTCCTCTATGACAAGGGCGTTGCCCGCACCGACGCAGGAACCTCATCCGACCTGATCACCGACCAGCCCCTGTTCGGCCAGTACAAGACTGATCCCTCCCGCGGTGCCGCGAGGCTGGGCGGGAACATCTTTGGCACTGTCACGGCGGATGTCGAGGCGCTGGCCAGCGGTTCGCCGCCTGGAACAGCCGATGCGGCTTCTGCGTCCAGGATCATTCTGGCGTCCAGAGGCGTGAATTCGCCTTCGCTGGAGATCGAAAGCTTCGACGCTCTGAAAGCCGCCAACAACAGCGATATCGGGGTCTATGTGCCGCAGGGTGGCCTGGCATCCGAGGTGCTGGACACGACCCTTGCGAGCGTCGGCGCTTTCCGGGGAACGCGCGGCAATGGGCTGGTGTTCGTCCGGCGGTTTGAGGCCCCTGTGGCGTCCAACCCGGACGATTGCGATCTGGCGTTGTTTGAGCAGGACCTTATAGGCAGCGGACCGTTGCCGCGCCTTCGCCGCCGGCTGTTGCAGGTGCCGCCCTGGCAGTTCCGCGTCGGTTATGACCGTGCGTGGGAGGTCCAGCCTTTCAATGATCTGGCTGCCTCTGCCGTCGATGTCGGGCGTCTTGATCTTGTGGGTACCGACTATCGGTATGGCGAGGTCAGCAGCACGACGGTCCGCGACCAGCATCCGGCAAGTGTTCCGCTGACGATTGCCGCCGGGCTTCGTGGAAAGGCCGCCGCAGAAGCCGAGGCCGCCAGGCTTTCGGCGCTGATCGGAATCCCGCGCGATGTCTATATCTGCGAGGTGGATTTGATACCGGGGACGTTGAGCCTCGGTGATCAGGTCTGGCTGCAGGTCAGCCGCTTCGGGCTGGACCGGGGCAAAGCCTTTCGCGTGATCGCTATCTCGGAGAGCGCACGGACTTTCCGCGCCACGCTGGAGCTGTTCGGATGAGCCTGTTTACCCCAGACACCTTTGCCGATCTGGTGACCTTCACGCGGGCCAGCGGTGCCTTTGCCATTGCCGAAGACGGCACACTGGCCAGCTTCGCCAGTGGCGCGGCGCGGCTGGACTGGCAGGCGGGTTCTCTGCTGTCCGGCCTGTCGGTACAGCGCCGGACCCTGACGCTGGACCGGGGCCAGTACAGCCTGGCGATCACCGGCACCGGGTCGGTCGCTGTCCGGATTGGCGGAAGGGTGGTGGCGACGGCGACCGGCGCCACCCGGCGGCGCATCCTGGTGCGGGCGGATGATACCGATGTGGAGCTGACGCCGAAGGGCAGCGTCACCGCCTGGGATATGCGCAAGGCGATGGGCCTGCTGGTGGAGCCAGCCCGGACCAATCTGCTGCTGCGCAGCCAGGAGTTCGACAATGCCTCCTGGACCAAGCTGCGGTCTTCGATCAGCGCGGACAGCGCCACCGCGCCGGACGGCACCACGACGGCCGACACGCTGGTTGAGGACAGCACGGCCACCAGCACGCATCAGGCCTCGCAGTCTTTCGCGGTTTCGGCCTCCGCCACGGTGACCCAGAGCCTGTTCGTCCGCGCCGGTGTCGGCAGCGCCCGAAATTTGCGCATGGTCATCGCCGGCAATGTGTCATCGAACATCGCCAGTGCCATCTTCAGCACCAGCACCGGCGCGGTTCTGTTCGCCTCGGTCGCGGTCCTGGCCACCACAGCCCGGAATATCGGCGGCGGCTGGTGGCGCTTTTCGCTGACCATCGCGATGGGCGCCAGCGACAGCTTTGCCGAGGCGATCATCCAGATGGCCGATGGCACCAACGCCTTCTACACCGGCGACGGGTCATCCGGCCTGTATATCTGGGGTTCGCAGTTCGAGGTCGGGGCTTATCCCGGCAGCTACATCGCCACGACCACCGCGACGGTGAACCGCCCGGCCGACGTGGCGACCATCATCGATGCCGATGACTATTACGCGGCGACGGGGAACAGCCTGACCATCGCGGCGACCGCGCCGGCCGGGCTGGGCACCCAGGTGCTGGCGCAGTGGGACGATGGCGACGAAAGCGACCGGGTGCGCGTGGTGCGCGACGCCAGCGGCGATCTGCGCGTCATCGTGACGGCCGGCAGCGCCGAACAGGCCAACCTGAGCCTTGGGGCGGTGGCGAACAGCGCCTTCTTCAGCCTCTCGCTGCGCTGGATGGTCAATGGCTTTGCCGCTAGCCTGAATGGTGCTGCGGAGGTGACGGACAGCAGCGGCAGCCTGCCGGCTGGCATCACCACCCTGCGCCTAGGTGCGGATTCGGCGGGCAGCCAGTGGGGCGGGCATATTGCCTACATCACCCCACGCCCGCGCGTCTTCGATACCACCCAGAACAGGGGCATGGCGGCATGACAACGATCCGGCTGCGGGCGGAAAGCGAGGCGGCGCTGGCCGAGGCGCTGCCCTGGGCGCGCCAGGGTAACGGCTGGGTGCTGGCCACACACCAATGGGCGCTGGACGTGATCGGCCCGATGGTGACCACGCCAGGAACCTATGACGAGGATTTCGTGGAGCTGACGCCGCCGGTCATCGACAGCCGGTGTCACGCGAACCTGATCCTGCTGGGCGGCTTCGCGCCGGAGATACCGGACGGCCTGATCGTCACCCCGTCCAACCCGCTGCGGGAGTTTGCATCGTGAGCATCGCGCCTGCCTTCCTGATCGATAACTGGGTGCTGTCCGCAACCGTGACCGGCACGCAGGACACGGTTCTGATGCTGGATTTCGCGCGCGACCTCTATGCCAGCGGCGGCGTGGACAGCGACGAGCCGGATCTGGCGAACCTGCTGGACTATCGACCGACCCGCCGCTTCCGCACCCGGAATTTCAGCAATTCGATGCAGGTAACGCTGGATTTCGGCCAGGACCGCCCCGTCGATCTGGTCGGCGTTCTGGGCTGCAATGCCGGCCACATCATTCTGGAGCTGCTGGATTCGACCGACACGGTGATCCGCAGCGACATCATCACGCCGGCAGCCGGCGTGACCGACCACCTGCTGACCCTGCCGCTGACCGGCAGCCCAGCGGCCAGCATCGAGGCGCGCAGCCTGCGAATCACCGCCTATGACCCGCAGCTGGATTACATCGAGGTGGGCGCGCTGATCGCCGGGCCGGTGGTGACGCTGGACAAGGGCATGAGCTGGGGCTGGAACAATACTTACCGCGACACCAGCGACGTGGCGCGCACCGGGCGGGCGGGCGTCTCGGTATCGGGTGACCGGCCATGGCGCGATGTGTCGATCCCGCTGGATTTCGTCAGCGACGCCAATGCCAGCAACCTGCTGGCGCGCATGGGGCTGGAGAATGGCCGGCGCATCCCGGTGCTGTGGCTGAAGGATTTCAACCGCGATGCCGTGACCTATGAAGGCGACTGGCTCTATGGGCTGATCGCCGATGTGATCGATCTGGGGCAGGCGGCTGCGATCTTCGACGCGGAGGGCGAAATCTGGCAGTCTCGCGTGCAGCTGACGCAGCTGCCGAGCGACGCCGGCAGCGGGCTCGTGGACGCCGTGCTGTCCATCGCGGTGGACCCGACCAGCATCGACTTCACGCCCGGCAGTGCGGTGGTGTTCCAGGGCGCCTTCGCCGACGAGACGGTCAATATCGCGGCGGCGGCGGTGAACACCGGCACGATCAGTGGCAGCATCTCCATCGCCGGCAGCGACTATACGGTGATCGGCAATTCCAGCTTCAGCCTGGCGCCCGGCGAGGATATCGACGTGACGGTCCGATTCGCGCCGTCGCAGGCGGGGGATCGCACGGGCACGCTGTCTGTGCAGCATGATGCCCAGAACCGGACCAGCCCGATCTCTGTCAGCCTGACGGGTGAAGGCGCGGGCGCGCCGGTCTATTACGTATTCAGCGAAGCCGACAAGGACGCCTCTCTGGTCCTGTCGGAGGGCAACCTGAAGGCGACGGCAACCGCGACAGTTGCTGACACGGCCTCGGCGCTGGTCCGCGTGCAGCCTGGGAAAGCCAGCGGGGCGTGGTATCTGGAATTCACGGATATTGCTGGCGTCGATGCGTCCGGCTTCGGTTCGCATATGATTGGCCTTACGCTTGTCTCGGTATCGACTGCCGTTAATGTCGGGTTTCTAACCCGAGGCTACGGCTATAGCTGTAATGGCAGCAAATATAACAGCAATGCAGGGGCTTCCTACGGCGACACATGGACCGATTCCGACGTCATCGGCATGGCTGTGTCCGTCGTCGCCGGCGTGATGAAGGTCTGGTTTGCCAAGAACGGCACATGGCAGGACAGCGGCGATCCGGCAGCGGGAACGGGGGAGGCTTTCAGTGCCACCCTGGCGGCTGGCGAGGCGATCTATCCGGCGTTGTCCCTGCGCGGCTCTGCTGACGTTGCCAAGATCAACTGCGGCCAGAACAGCTTTACCTATACCGCGCCCACCGGCTTCAAGGCCGGCTTCGGCGATAATTTCTAGGAAACAGTCTCTGGCGGCAGCGCCACGCCATGCGCGCCAAGCAGGCGCACGCCGCGCGCTTCCAGCGCCTGGCGGATCAGAAGCATGGTGCTGCGATTGGGTTTCTGCAACCCGCCCTCAAAGCGCTTGATCGTCGTCAACCCGACGCTTGAAAGATCGGACAGCTCCTTCTGACCGATATCCAGCAGGGCGCGGCCGGCGCGGCATTGGGCGGGCGTAATCATTTTTGCGAATCAGCACAGGAGGTTAAGGGCGTCAAGCGCGCCCGGCGGACAGCGCCCTATTGATTGCTGATATACGACTCCTTAAGTATTGTACGACTCTTTAGGAGTCGCCTTAAGGGAGGCCGGTCAATGGGCGATGCGTCGCAATTGCTGTACACGCCAAGCATTTCGCACCCGCAGGAGAGCATCACCTATGCGGTGGTGAACGACCTGAACGCGCTGCTGCCGACCATCGACAGCGTCATGGCGGCGGTGGACCGGTCGAGCGGGCTGGAGATCAGCCGGATCGGCAATGGCGATATCTCGACATTCATCCTGCTGACGCTGGATGACCCGAATGCCGGCGCGCCGGAGGGGGCGCTGGGCTACTCGCAGACCATCGTGGACGGGCAGGACATCACCCGCGTGGTGCTGGGCCTGGCGGAGGATTCTCCCTGGTGGGTCGTGGCGCACGAAATCTTGCACGGCATGGGGCTGGACCATCCGTTCGGCCCGCTGGGGCTGACGATGGGCCAGTACACCGGCCAGACCGTGATGGACTATCACCACACAGTCGGCAGCGTGCCGACTGGCCTGCTGCCGTGGGACAAGGAAGCCTTGCGCGCGCTGTATGGCTGGGATCAGGAGATCACCGGCACTGACATCGAGGGCGCGGCGGGCGCGGATACGCTGACCGGCGGAGACGGCAGCGACAGGCTGCAGGGCTTCAAGGGTCCGGACCTGCTGATCGGCGGTGCGTGGGATGACGAGCTGCGCGGCGGCAAGGGCCACGACACGCTCGTAGGTGGTGCCGGTGCCGATACGCTGTTCGGCGGGCAGGGCAATGACGTGTTCGTGGTGGACGAGTTCGACACCATCGCCGACTTCGGCGAGGGCGATGTGATCATCCAGCACAGCGACTGGACGCTGATGTGAGCGGCCTTCCGGAGACAGTCACCCTGTCGATCGACGGCAAGCCGGCCGGCTATATCCACGAGCTGCTGCAGACCGGCCTGTATGGCGACACGCCGGAAGAGGTGGCGCAGCAGCTGATCCTGCAGGCCCTGCGCGCGGCCCTGCGGGCCGGACTTCTGACCCCGCCGGCAGAGGTTGGCGCCGGCGATGAAGCTGTGCAGGACGGCCCGAAGCTGCGCACCGATGATGACGAAACGAATATCTGCCGGCTGCGCTGACCGCCGGCTTCGACCGACCAACCCTTCCAGCCCGCCTTCCCGGCGGGTTTTTTCGTGCCCGAAAGGAAATTGCCATGAATGTGCGACACGTTGACCTCCCGCTGACGGACTACGTCAGCCAGACCTACGGTCCAGCCAAGGCCGTTTCGGCGGTCTTCGATAGCGGCGCCGAGCTGCAGTTCGTCGATGGGAAGCCGAAGCCCGGTGATTGGACGCTGGCCAATGGCGGTGTGAAGCTGGGTGCCATCCCCTCCGGCCCGGTTACCGCGCTGGCCGCTGATCCGCATCTTGCACCGCGCGTACTCGATGCCAGCGAGGTGGCGGACTGCGTCGCCAGCGAGCGTCTCGATCTGCTCAACGGCCTCGCTGCCGCCTGACCGGCCAGCACATAGATTTCCCCAAGGGGCGGTTCTTCGGAGCCGCCCTTTTTCGTGCCCGAAAGGAACCGCCATGATCCGCTCCCCTCTGCCGGCGGCGATCCTTGAGATCGTCCTGCCGCTTCTCCTGGTGCTGGCGCTGCTCACTGCCGGCCGTGACGCCATCGCCCATGGCGATGCCAGCTGGATCATGCGCGACAAGGCCACCGAGCATTGTTGCGGGCCGGAGGATTGCCGGCCGCTGGATCCTGCCGAGGTAACGCGCAAGGACGGCGCCTGGCTGGTCAACGGCATCGCCGTGCCGCCCTACAACGTCTTTCCCAGCAAGGCCAGTGACGGCCGGTTCTGGGGCTGCTTCTACCTGAATTACGACAGCGCCCCGCCGGTGGAGACCGGTCCGCGCTGCCTGTTCGTGCCGATGATGTTCTGACGCCAGCCAGAGGGGGAGAGAGATGGGCGACCGCGGGCGCAAGGTTGTGGACACGCTGGACCAGCCGCTGGGGCGGGTGATCCTGCGCGCCATCATGGTGATGGCCATCGGCATGGTTGGCTGGATGGGGAACCATATAGGCACCTCGGTCCTGGGCGAGTTGCGCGAAACCAGCGCCCGCCTCGGCCAGGTCAGCGAACGGCTGGTGAGGATCGAAACCAAGGTTGGCGACCTGGAGCGCGGCCAGGAGCGCCGCATGGACCGGATGGACGAGCGGCTGCTGCACCTGGAGCGGCGCAGCGAACCTGCCAGCCGCCACGCGCGGGACGCGAAGCCCGCTTCCGAGACCGTCGCCCCTTACTGACAGTGGAGAACTACATGACCTCGCGCGTCCGCATTGAGCTCATGTGGCTGGTCCACAACCTGCTCGCCCATCCCCTTTCCGAAATCTGCCACTGGCTGGGCTATGCCCTGCCGCCTGCCCGGCGGTTCGGCCACTGGTTGCACGATATCACCATCCCGGATCACGCCGATCACGACGGCCGGGGATAAGGAGACCGACATGCTTGCCCTTGCGACCGCGATTTTCGGGTTCCTGGCCCCGTTTCTTCCCGAGGTGGTGAAGATCGGTAGCCGGTGGCTGGACAACAAGCACGAGCTGCAGATGATGAAACTGCGCCTGGAACAGGGCGCAGCGGAGCATCTGTGGCGCATGGAAGAGATCAACGCCACCGCCGACATCGCCGAGGCGAAGCTGCTGCACAAGCCAGTGCCGAGCTTCGGTGTACAGATCCTCGACAAGGCAAGCGATTCCCAGTGGCCATCCTGGACGGTGCTGCCGGTGTTCTGGTCCTTCGCCTTCCTCGACCTCATGGCCGGCATGGTCCGCCCGGTGATCGCCTATGCCGCCTTCGGCTTCTATGCGGCCGTCAAATGGGCCTACTTCATCGAGCTGACCGGCCCGCGCTTCGAGGCGACGGCTGCCGTCGCCCTGATGCAGCTGTGGGGTGAACAGGACTGGGCGGTGCTGACGATGGTGCTGTCCTACTGGTTCGGCCACCGGGCGCACAAGGCCGCGTTCGGTGGCAATGCCACCAGCGGCGCCGGCCGGGCCTGACGGGCGTCATGTCGGAGATGTACCGGGCGCTGGAGCTTGCCTGCGAGCTTGCCACCCGGCCGGGCTTCGATGACCTGCACGACCCGGTGAAGGCTACACCGCTGATCGAGGCGTATCACGATCCGGTGGGCTTCCCGACGCAGGGCTATGGCCGGCTGCTGTCGCGGCAGCGCTGGGCGCCGCTCGACCGCTGGCCGGCGATCACAGCGGAGACCGCTTGGGAGTGGCTGCAGCAGGACATGCGCAAGGCAATGGCGGCGGTGGCACGGCTGATCACCGTGCCGCTGACCGCGCACCAGGCAGCAGCGCTGGCCGACTTCGCCTTCAACTGTGGTCCTGGCAATCTGGAAGTCTCCACCTTGCGCCGCGTCATCAACCGGGGTGATTACAGCGCGGCACCGGCGCAGTTCCGTCGCTGGGTCTATGCCGGCCCCGTGAAGCTGCCCGGCCTTGTCCGCCGGCGCGCAGCCGAGGTGGAGATGTGGCAGGCCTAATAAGTCCGCGTCTGGCCGTCCGGCAGGGTGACGGTGATGATCGCCCCGGTCTTGCGGCCGCAGCGCGTGCAGCGCAGATGGTGGCCGAGGCCGGCGATGCCGCCGGAAAGGCGCGGCTGGTGCAGCTTGCCGGCCGGCACATCCGCCCGGTGGCCGCAGGATCGGCACAGGGCGCTGAAGGCCGCGTCATAGGCCAGCGCGTCGCGCACGGTCTCGATGGTGTCGATCGACGGCAAGGGCGGCGCTCCGCATTCAACCGCGCAAAAATCGATATTTGATCGTGATATGTTCCTGAAGAACCGGCACCGATCTGGTGCATTTCTGGTTCATGCGCTGTCCTACAGCACCCCGGCCCGTGACCAACCTATTGATTTCGTTGGTCGGAGCAGCAGGATTTGAACCTGCGACCCCTGCCTCCCGAAGACAGTGCTCTACCAGGCTGAGCTATGCTCCGGACCGAGGGCGTGCTTATAGCGCCCCAAATCCCTGCCCGCAAGGGCAAAGCCGCGACATTCGCGCGATTGTCTCTGCCTGCCTGCGAACAGCCGCGTCAGCCCTTGCCGAAAACCGCGGTGAAGGTGTTCGAGACCGTATCCCCAAGGCCTTTGAGGCCGATCAGGAAGAAGCCCGCGGTGGCAAAGCCGAAGCCGCCAGCGACCTGTTCCAGCGCCGCCTCGTCCAGCTCGCCATCGGCAGTGCGGGGGGCTTCGACCAGCGCGCTTTCGACAATCGCGGCATCGCCATCATCGACATCGAAGCCGGAGCGGCGCGCCACCGCGAGGATCGCCGCGCTGACCTCCGGCTTGCCGGGATTGGCGGGCAGCAGCTCCCGCACCTGGGCCTGCAGCCCCTCATCCTTCGCCAGATCGCCGAGAAAAGACGTAATCGCCGCTTCGGACAT